TTAAAGTTCCCGTAAATAATCCTTCTCACCAATATCTAATAATCTGAAATAGCATCCGTCGTATTCTTGCCATTTGCTGAAATGGAAATGTCCGTACCACCATTGTTTGAGGGGGTGATTGTACATTTTTAGTAGCCTAAACAAGCCGGTCATGGTGGAGCGTTCTATTGTCAGATCATTATTGAGATGAGGATCTTCATCTATCCATCTTCCTACTCCAGATTTGGTTTGAGGTTCGCAAAAGGCTGGTGAGGTATGGGTTATAACCGTATCTATATGAATATCCGTGAGGGAGATTTCCTCAATTTTTTTTGCATCAAGGATTGGTTTTTCGTTTTCCCAATAAAGAACTTTAGAACTACACTCCGTATGTTCTATCCGCCAGGTACGGTCGATGCTGGTTGCTCCTCCTACACAAAGGATGGAATGATCGGCGGTTTGTACTACGGAATAATCTGGTATACATACGGCCCACTTATGATTGAAAAATTTTCCGTCGAAATAAGTAGGATCATCATGGTTCCCTCTTACAAAAAGCACAGTATTTCTGTTCTTGCTCAAACAACGACTCATTTTATTTTTATATAGCTGTTCATAATATTCGGGGGAATAAAATCCAAACCCACAATCCCCGGCAACTATAATCAACGTATTTTGTATGCGACTATCGCCGTATACAACATCAAATTCCCCGTGAATATCTCCACAGATAAGAACCTGATTGTAATTGGCATAATTATATAGATTCATAACGAGTCGTAAATACCCAAAGATACAAAATGCTGGTGAATAATCTTCCATCTTTCACTTTTTACTTGAAATCATTTCCTGATCAAGGTTTCAGAGTGGAAGATATGCTTCCGTTTTATTTTTCCATCTTCCATTTTTCCGGCTAATTCTACTAATGTAGACATATAAGTATTTTGTTACTTTTCCTGTTATGTATTATTGTTTACATAGCGACATTTTATTGTCTTCACATCTGTGAAATTTATTTTTCACAGGTGTGAGAAAAGTATTTCACAGGTGTGAAAACAATAATGATTCATTACGAAAAAACTAAAAGGATACCATGAAAACATTAAAAGATCAAAAGGGAAACAATAGATGATTTTGATTTAAAATTCTGATATTCAAATTTGTAAAAAGGGTATTTGTCATATTATCTTCGTTGAAATTTTAATATTAACTATATGGAAAAAGTATTCGTTTTTATCAGAAAGATCTATTGTAATTTGTTTCCAAAGCAAAGAAAGGATGTTCAATGTTTAATGAACGAGAAAAATCAGAGAAAAGATCGTGAAAACAATGTAGAAATCAGGCATTTTGCAGGAAGCTACCATCATGTTTTACTTGACTTGGAGAATTTTCTGAAAGAACATTATCTGTTTCGTTTTAACTTATTAACGGAAGTTACAGAATATCGGAAGAAGTACTGTGAATATTCTTCATTTAAACACATTGCTCAGCGAGAGTTAAATACGCTTTGTCTTGCTGCCAGAAAGTCGGGCATTGATTGCTGGGACAGGGATGTATCGCGTTTTGTTAATTCTGAAGAAATAGAATCTTATCATCCGTTTAAACAATTTATGGATGAATTGCCGGAATGGGATGGGACTGACCGTTTACAGCCATTTGCATTAAGGGTGTCTGACGAACCGGTATGGGTGAAGAGCTTTTCACGGTGGATGATGGGATTATGTGCGCAATGGTTGGGAATGGACACTTTACATGCCAATAGTGTGGCGCCTGTATTGATCAGTAGTAAACAGGGTATGCATAAGTCTACTTTTTGCAAAATGCTTGTGCCCGAGTGTTTGCAGTCGTATTATACGGATTGTTTCGATCTGAATGCTGTTTCCGGGGCTGAACAGAAGCTGACCGCTTTATGATTGATCTATACCAAAAAAAAACAAAAAGTATAAATTTTGAGATAAGATGAAAGTATAAATTTGAATGTAATAAGATATTTCTAAATGATTTGAAGATGTGCATTATAATGATGGACTGATGGTGCAAAGGGCACTTGATCGAAGTATTTTGCCAACCGGTGTTGTATCTTCCTGATGATACTATACAAGTTGGTTTATCTTTTTGGGGGTGGGTTATAATGTGTTAAAAAACGATGTCTCGCTTTTTCAAAAGTGAGACATCGTTTTGGGAAAAGTATACATCACTTTTTGTGGAAGTAATGTATCTGCGACCTTTCCTGAAATAAGTTTATAGTTTATGTTTTAATAACTAAATAAAGTTTACACAAAAAATCTTATACCTACCATTTGTTTAGATAGTATTATTTATAGAAAACAGTGGGTGTAAAACGCGTGATAATTCGGAGGCGAAGAGGGATACCTGCGCTTTGATCTGGATACTGCACACCCATTTATACAGCTAATCAATACAGCACCGATGTTTTTCTATTCAGGGGTTGTAAGGTGGAAGATATAATGGTCGTTCCGCTTTTTCCCAGGTTATGCAGACTTAGAACAGCCCCCCGCCAGCAGCGGGACCGCTTCCGCTGCCGGCAGGTAGTTCTATTCTGTCTGAGAAAACTTATCCTATTCTTTAGGGTTTTTAGATGTCGATTTTAACCAGTTGGATATTTCATTGGTTAATTGCCCCAAATCCTGCGGGGTAAATGCTACCCCGCTTATAATGATATCTGATGATGCCATAGGATTGTTGTTATTAATTAATCAGGTTTCTCACTCACAGGGAAAATAAACGCTGCCGTTTCACTCCAGTTTGTTGCCGTCTTATATGCATTCACCGCGCTGTCGGGTACATAAATTGGGGGTATTTGTCCACTTGTATAAATATAAAATATATTCATAGCACTGTAAGACAATTCGGGAGGAGTGGTGGATTCCAATTCAAAATATTGTATATTTCTACTTGAGCTTGCAATACTGCTATTGAAGTAATTGAAAGAATCAGACAAAGAAACCTTAGTTAATTGCATACAACTACCAAAAGTACTACTGATATTTAGTCCATAATAACCTATCTCTTGTGTGGGATTAAACTTGAATGCTTTTCTGACTTCCGTGATTTTTGTATTACTAAACATACTACTTATATTCTGTATTGAAGTCTGATCCGACAATAAATCATCTGGAATATCGGTAATGCCTGTGTTTTCAAAAAGAGCATAAAAATCAGCTAATTTCGGGCTATTGGAAAACAGATGTAATGGTATAGAAGTAATTTTGGAATTATACCTAAAACTCGACTTTACCGAATTAAGCTCCGATAGGTTAGCAAATAGATAATCCGGAATCTCCGTCAGGTCAGGACAATTAGAGAATGCATCACTTATCTGATAAACTTTTGTACAATATTTGAATAAATCATCAGGAATCTTTTTTATTGCTGTATTATAGAAGATTGTTATAAAAGTTTGAGCATTCACCATCGAGTCGAAAAGGCCATCAGGTATATTCGTCAATTTGATACAGTGTTCAAATATTTCACGAACATGTTCTATTTTGCTTAATCCATTGAAAACATTACCTTCTATTGTTATTAATTGCTTACAATTAATGAATACATAATCAATAGATTGTACCGCATTCGCTTCAGGATTCCATAATCTCGCAGGGACTGAGGTGATCTTTGTTTCTGCAAATGCATATTTGAAATCAGACGCTACCGGATTATAATAGAATAAATCCGCAGGGATCGACGTTAATCCGGACTGATTAAAAGCACTGTAGAAACTGATAACCGACGGGTTATACCTGAACAAACCGGCAGGTATTGTGGTCAATGCCGGACAAACACAAAGTACACCCTGGAAATTGGTTACTTCCGTATTATAACGGAATAAATCTTCCGGAACAGAAGTCAGTGTATCACAGTTAGCGAATGCGTTATAAAAGTTTGCAATATGTATATTGTTCCTGAATAAACCTTCAGGCAGTGTCGTCAATTTTTTACACCCTGCAAAAACTTGTGACGCAGAAGTTACATTAACACATGCTTTAAAAATATCAGAATCTATGGTGGACAGTGACGAACAATGTAAGAACATATTATCAATATTCGTTACATCTTCACAATCAGCAAATATATCCGCATTAACAGATGTAAGTGATGAACAGCCGTTAAACATATTATAAATCGCTTTTAGTGTAGAAGGGAATTTCAGATTAACTGTAGATAACTTTGAGCAACCATTAAACATACTGTCAGCATTTGTAAGCCCCGGACTGTAGGAAAGCAGATCATCTGGCACCGATTCTAAATTTGAACATTGACGAAAGGCTTCAGAGAGATTCTGTAATTTTGTACAATCCTGGAATAGTCTGGGCGGAAGTGTTGTTAATGCCTGGCAATTATAAAATATACTATTGGCTTGGGTCATTTCGGAACATCCGTCAAAAATGCCTTCAGGTATTTCCTCCAGTAGCAGGCATCTATAGAACATATTTATGAAGTACGTTCGTTGTGAGTCATATTTAAAAACATCGGAGGTGACATACCTTAATTGTGTACATTCGTTGAATGAGGCATTACTGTATTTAGAGTCTCCTATCGACCAGATCGCCTGTAGGTAATTTCGGTCGGAATTTGTACGAACATTTGTCACTTCCTGACAATGTTTAACTCTGATCGTCCAGGAGCCATTTGTTGTATAGCTGTGAGTATACCCCAGAGAACCCGGGCCGGATGCAGTAGTTTCTTCTGTTCCATCTCCCCAGTCGATGGAGTATTGCCAGTTAACTTCGTCATTCATTGTAGTAACATATAGTGTAAGACTTCCCTGTCTTCTTACTTGTAGCTGGATAGACCCGTCGTATTCCGGCTTGATATCTTCGGATTTTACAGGCATATATACGGTCTTTGTATTGTCAGAGGTATATACGTACATATAATCTTCGTATTCCGGATTGTTTTTATAGCGTACAGTAAACTTGTAAGTGCCCTGGGATATCCGTAAAACAGCTTTTCCATCTTTATCAGTCACCACGGTTTCTCCGTTACAGGTTATCGTAGCTCCTTCTAATAAGGTATTAAATGAATTGTCATATATAATCATCGTCATATTGACATACGGGTAGATGTACATGGAGTTTTGATCGTCTTTTACTGAGGCGTCAAACTTGAAATTGCTGCGTCCGTGGTCATCTGATTCGGCATAGCCTTCGAAGATATCTGCTGTTCGGACATAGGCTTTTCCCAGTTCGTCGGTGATATAGACTTGTTCCTGGAAGACTACTTTGGCACCGGGGATAGGAACTCCGTTCTGGTTGTAAACCAAAAGTGTCCGGACCGGTATGTAGATGACGGAGAACCGACGGGTGAGCGCTGTGGTAACGGTGTAGGAATACTCATAATCCTGGTGGTAATCGGACGAAAAGACAAAGTTGATCACCGCGTCTTTCGGCGCTTTTACTGAGTAACGGTTGTCGGAAAGCTTGGTATATTCCATATTACATACGAAGGACGAGTGAGCGATTTCCTTGCCTTGTGAGGATAGGAATTCGAATATCGTCACAGGGTCTTCCTGGATACCGGCTACGGTTATTTCCAGTTCGGGGAACCATTCACGGCAGCGCTCCAGATCGGTTTCGAAAGCTGTGGCGGCGTTGAATTTACCGGTGATTACGGCACGGGGAACATCCTGTCCGCTTTCGTCGCGACCTCCGATGGTGGCCAGCTTTTTGAGCAGGCTCAGGTCGGTGTCTTCCATATCGACTCCGATCAGACGTACGCGGCTTAGTTGCAAGGGCTTCACATCGAGTATCGACTTGATCAGTGCCAACTGGTCCAGTCCTTCCATATTTTCGAGGATAAGGATAGAAATGTTTTCAATACCGTCGAATAGAAGGTTTTCAGACGTCAGGAGCGGTTGGTTCCTTAGTGTCAGGTTCGAGACGGTTGCGGGCAATTCCATGCGGGTAACGATACCGGCTTGCGGCAGCGTCACTGCTGAAATAGATGAGCCTTTGGCATATACTTCTTCTATATTCTCGCAATCTTTCAGGTCGAGCGCTTCCGTATAGTTGGGGCAGTTCTGAATATCTACCAGGCGAAGCATGCGGTTGTTTCCGGTGGTGATATGGGTGAGGTTTTTATTTTCGTAACCTTCAATGGACGAACCTATCTGCAGCTCTGTCAAACTTCTGGCTGCCGATATATCGACAGTTCCGGGATAGAATGAAGCGAGGCTTCCGATGCTTTTTATGGTCGATATGCCATAAACGGCTGTTTCGGTATCGTTGAACGGCATGTCGGGAGCTTTTATTTCTATCGTTTCGTTCGCCTTTCCCCTTTCTTTGAACTCATATCTCGAGGCATACTCTACCCGTACATAAGAATCTTTGAACAATGTCAGACGGAAATCGGCATTCGGTTTTACCGGAAGCTGGTCGCCGTTTGTCGGCGTATAGGTACGAAAGCTGATGAAATCTTCGCGGAAGTCTCCGGCATTGTACTTACTGTCCATATACATAAAGCGGTTGGAAAGCCACCACACCCGGTGGTCCTGACGCGATCCCTGCAAGGCGTAGAGGTAAGAGGCATTGCCGCTTTCAGCGATTGGGGCGATATACTTGTAGTATCCGTCGGTATTATATACCACTTCGCTCCACCGGTCTGCCTGTTCTTCGTCCAGTATCTTGACGGCTTTGTCGTAACTAAGTACCGAACTTCTCATGGCGCGGTACATATTAGCCAGCTCCACTCCGTAGGCTTCGCGCACAAGTTTCCACAATTCAGAGTCCCAGCCGTTCCACACATGGCCGTCTCCTATTTCGTCATGGTCTTCAATACTGTAGCTGAAGGCGTTTACCCCTTCGTTGTTAATACCCAACACGGTGTCATTATCGTAGAAGATAAAGTAGTACTTGTAGTCGCCCGATCCTTCGTTGCCCCACGAAGCCATCATCATGTTCTTGGCACGCTGGTCGACAGCGCCGAAGAATTCCGACAGCAAATAATAGCTCAACAAGTTATCTACGTTGAAGTGTCCGGCGCATTCGCTCTTGAACTTCGACGCATTTCCTTTGCAGGACACTACCCACGAAGTAAGGGCCTTTAAATTAGTTGTATCCGGATTGTCTTCATCCTGCGCGTAACGGGCTTCGAAGTCTTTGGTCCAAACGGGTACATCCGCTTTAGCTTCGGGGTCATACATGGTCGACGTAAAGTCGGAAGCCTTGAACAAACAGTTGTCCGAGGTATTATTAAGAAACTCCCAGCATTCGTCGGTTCCGTCGAAACCAAAGGTGCCTTGTGTGCCTTTATCGTTGTTGAAGTTGTACTTTCCGATAAAGATCATCGGCGAATTGTCGGTCTCTTTATGGAAAATGGCGCACGGATAGCCGTCGACCGTGGTACGTACACGCGGATCTTCCTTCTGGGGAGGCGTAAGGTAATTCAACCCCCTCAATACCTGGTCGAAGTATTTCGCCATACCGGTGTTGTGCGTTCCGGACGACTCTACGAAGTCTGCTTTCATACAGAAGGCATTAACGGGGATATCGGTTCCGCGGAGTGCGTATTTATCGGCCGTCTCTCCCGACTGGGTGAGGGTAATTCCGTTCTTGATCTTCCACTTGAAGTTCTTACGGGGATAGTACTGTGAGGAAGTTCCCTGCACATCGTTTTCGGCGCCGAGCGTCACGAACGACAGTTCCGGATGCTGGCGGTTCTCAAAATAGATGTCGTTCTTTTTCCGTTCTTCCGGAGTCTTTGCCTTTGAAGTAGGCAATGGCCCGACAATAGTCATTACCGGAAGGAAATTAGCCAACAGGCTATGTTGGATCTCTCCCGAGGAGTCGTACACCTGGTTACGGTCGAAAATGGCCAGTTTCTTCTTAACGTCCGCCGTATCGGCTATGTAGTTGTTCAGGACCTGGAACGCGTTCAGATCCATACCGTAGGATCGGATGTTGTACACGTCGAGCGTACATTGGTCGCTTCCCAACGTGATCCCTACCGGAGGAACCTGTTCGAAGGTGTCTTCGGTTACGTATTGTACGGCTCCTGATGCTATACCATTTATATATATGTATATGACTCTGTTTTTCAAACGGCCTTCCACTACGAACGAGACACGCACGGTTTCGTCTTCTTTGAAACGGGCGGATACGGCAGACAGTGCCGACTTGAACAGGATTTCGTTGGGCGTAGCCTTGAAACCTCTTTCTCCGCTGAAACAAGAGAGTATCGTGGTGGTGAAGTCTTCTACGTTGCTAACTTTAAACTCTATTTCAAGGGTTTTACCGGTCGACTTGAAGTCTGAGAAGAACGGGCGGAAAGGTATTTCCACACGCGCCCCTTGTGAGATGCGAAGCGTGGTGACATTGTTTTCATCCAATACCCATCCGTTGGTCTTGAAGTTGAACCCTTCGAGGCGGGCTTCTGTTGTTCCATCGCTCCAGGTTTCAGGGTTTTCCTCGTAGTTGCTGCGTCCGTTGGAAGTAAGATAAAGCTCCAGTTTTTCGGTTTCCGCATCCGAATCGATATCCGATTTGGCCACGGTCAGGGTAAATACCTTGGAAGTAGTTCCGGAAACTATCTCGAGTTCCAGCGGTCCGTGACCGGGTATGCGGTACGACCATACCTGGGGTTTGCGGTCTACTACCAGGCTATTCACCACTTCGCCGTTCGCTTTCAACTGGACAGCGGCAGTGGATGCCGTGGGATGATAGACGGAATAAGGAATGGCCAGTACCTCATACTGGGTGGCTTCTGCCTGATGAAAGGAAGAAGATATGATGACCTGTCCGGTTCCTGCAGCAATAAATATGATACTAAAGTGCAGGCTGTCGGAAGTAATTGTAATGCCCTGTGCCTCCATCGTGGCGAATACTTCAAGGGAATGGCTGCCGTGCGTAAGACCGTTGATCCGTTTATACATATCACGGTTGCTGGCGGTGGTGGTTACCGGCTCGAGTTCCTGCCCGTCCAGTACGAAATGGATGGTTTTACTGCCCGATCCTATTGGTTTGAACGGGAACTGCACTTCGCCTTCATAGGCCAATGAGTCGTCGAAGTTGGAAATTACCTGCAGGTTGATCACCTCAACGCGCATATTCAGTGAGCGGATAGCGCCGTAGCTGTCGGTCACCTGTACGCGGATCTGGTTCTGTCCGTCGGACAGGTAGTTGGTGATATCGAAATCCACATCGCCCTGTGCGATGGACTGAGTGTATACACGTGCGTTGTTTACGTAATAGATCGCCGTACCATTGCCGGTAGGTTCCTGCGTTTCGTAGTCGAGGGAGGAGAAAGAATAGCGCACCACGACCGGTTGTCCTTTGGGGATTCCCAGTGAAGCGTCGCCACGGTTGATCAAACGGAGCGTAGAGCCTCCGCCGCCTCCCGTACCGCTTCCGCTGCCGGCAGGCAGTTCGATACCGTCGGACACGATCTCGCCATTAGACGTAAGATACAACATTCCGTCTTCCACCACCGCACCGTCGGCCTTATTGATGGTTAGTTGAGTGAGTTCTTCCTTCACCTCATCTACCTCTGTGGCCAACCCATCCAGCCCGCCGGACAGACTGTCCAACTGTACGGCCTGCGCCTCTGTACGGTTTTTCAGCGTAGTGATCTGCGAAGCATGCGCATCTGCCTGCTCCTGCAGTTCGCCGATGGGCGCGCGAAACAGGTCGAAATCGAGAAACAATCGCCACTTATCGTCTAATTCGGTGTTATACTTCCACTGAAGCCCCTGTTCGGTGGTGCGAAACTCCGGTGAACTTCCTTTATCCCCTACGAGGTCTTTCAGTTCAACCAGGTCATTCCACATGCCGCCGTCCCAGCGCCATTGCAGATGCGATTGGGTCTTTTGCAGGAAAATCTCGCGCCCGTCCGTGCCTTTCAATAGCGAAGTAAGGACACGTACCAACCGGTATGTGGTACCGTCCTGCTGGAAAACGGGGATAGAAGTCACACCGTCGAGGGTGGTTATCTGTTCGTACTGGTTCGGATCTTTGGAAGTTGACTTCAACCGGTTGGATATTTCCCGGGTCAACTGCTCCAGATCCTGCGGGGTAAACGTCACCCCGTTGATAATGATATCTGATGATGCCATACAAGTTGTTTTATGTGTTTTGAAATAGATAATTATATGTTAAAAAAAAGGGCGCGCCCTATTTTCAAAAAGGACGCACCCTATTTTCAAAAAGGACGCGTCCTTTTTTTAAGAGGGTACAATCCCTTACGAGGTCTTCTGGCTCTTAGGGAAAATACGGTTGGCATACTCCGTCCATCCGGATGCCTGCTTATAGGTATCTACCGCCGAATCGGGCACGTAGATGGGGCAGGTGTTGGTATCGTTAAATACTTGGCCTCCCATGACCGGTGGTGTCTCAGTGAATGTTTCTACATACGATAAGTTTGAACAGGAGGCAAACATTCGGTAGCCTAAATGGGTAAAAGACGGAGGTATTTCAGCATATTCCAGAGCACTGGAATAAGTACATAAATAATCCGTTTTGGCATTTTCAGCAACATCCCTAAAGGCTTCCTTCCTGAATGCTTTCAACGATATACACTCATTGAAGGCCATTTCTAAGTTCTTAATATTGGGACAATCAGCAAATAAACCATCCGGTATTTCTTCTAATGCCGTATTATTAAAGGCGTACCCAAACTGTGTTACAGATTCACACCCGCTAAATATATCAGAAGCTACTGTCTTTAATTTCGAACATCCGCTAAATATGCCATAAAAATTAGTAACCAATGATTTACCTGCAAATAGCCCTGCCGGAATAGTTTCCAGTCCCTTACAACCAGAGAAGCTTGCATTCAAATCGGTTAGGTTATTATTTTGAGCAAACAGATTTGCCGGTAGTGTTTTTAATGAATAACAATTAATAAATGCATTATTGAGTATTTCCAGCTTTGTATTCGTTGCAAACAGGCTTTCAGGGATTGCTGTTAAGTTATTACAATTGAAGAAAGTCATAGTTAATCTTACTAAATCCGGTAGTCCCTCAAATAAATCGCCGGGAATTGTCTGGAGGTTTACACAGTCAAGGAATACTTGATCTAAATAAGTAATCTTAGGATTATTCCTGAATAACCCGTTCGGTAGTGATTCAAGCTTGTCGCAATTTTGGAATAGCATACCTACATTTGATAATTCACTAAGGGTATCGAATAAACCTTCCGGTACCGTAGTTATGCCGGATGAACTAAAAAGACCATATAAGTCCGTAATGTTCGTACAGTTTCTAAACAGACTTTCGCTGATAGTCTGCAGGTTTGTACATCCACTAAATCCATGCCTGAAACTTTCTAATGCCACGCAATCTGTCAATAGGTCGGCCGGTACGTGTGTTAAGGCTATACATATACCAAATAAACTTGTTAGATTTTTTATCTTACTACAGCCGGTGAATAAACCGCTCGGTACAGACTTTAATTCATAACAATCATAAAATAAGTAAGCACCTTGCTGAAATTCCTTATTATTGGCAAACAGGCCTTCCGGAATAGTGGTAATAGCTCGTAAGCCGCTAAAGCAATAAGTAAAATTGACTGCCAGGGTATTATTACGGAACAGGCCGGCAGGAATCTCTTCTATGGAGCTACAACCGTTGAAACAACTATTGAAACTTGTAGCTGCAGGACAAGAGGCAAATAGACTTTCCGGTATGGATTTCACCAATGTACAACTGCTGAATGCGCTATCAAATGACTGGGCTTTCGTACAATCGTCGAATAGCCCAACCGGTATTTCCGGTACTAACACGCAATAGGTAAACGCAAGTTTGAAATTGTTTGCTTCGCGGCATCCGTCAAATAATCCGACCGGTATTTGCCTTAAATTACGACAGTTATAAAATACGGATGAGAAGTTCGTGCGCAAACCGTCGTTCTTGAATACATCCGCACCCGCTACCCGCAGGTTAGAATAAGAGTTGAAGCTAAGATTGGATATCTTAGAATTTCCTATACTCCATAGGGCATACAACGTTGACTTATCAAAGTTTATAGAATTAATATTATCACAATTGGAGATTGTGAGGGTATATATGCCGTTGGAGTTGGGAAAACTATGTTGGTACCAACCACTCTCACTTCCTGTCGCGTCCGAAATAATGCCGTCTCCCCAATCAATAGTGAATACGGATGTGCCATTGGTTTTGATCAGAAGAGGCTGAGCTCCTCCCGATACGGTAAACCGAATGCTGTCGTCGGTTGCAGGTTTGAAATCATCTATCGACACCGGAATGGTTATGCGGACGGTAGTCGCATACGTATTGATCCGTACACTGCCGTTATATACTTCATTGTCTTTATAATAAGCTTTGAAAAAATGCTCGCCTTGTGTTAATCGAACGATGGCCTGGCCTTGTTCGTCGGTGGTATATTTAACGCCGTTGCACTCGATAACAGCATTAGGCAGGATACCGAGGAAAAGATCATCCGATACAATGAATACATTGTTATAATACGGATAAAGCCTCAATTGGTCGAAAGTATCCGTCAGAGATTCCGGGATGGTAAAGGTGCTTCCTCCGTGATCATCCGAGAAGGCCCTGACTTCGAAACCCTCCCTGCGGCGGATGTACACCTTTGCATCGGCATCTGCAGTATAGGTTTCTTCATCTATTATCACAGTTGCGCCGGGAATGGCAACGATGTTATTGGTAACAACCTGTATGGTCCGCAAAGGTATATACGTAGCATTGTAACGCCTTGTGCGGGCGGTTGTTACGGTATATTCCTCTTTTACGTCTTCATGCAGGTCGGATTTGAACAATAGTTCGATTACGGTTCCTGTTGGGGCCTTTACGGAATAGCTCGTGTCGCTGATCTTTGTGTATGGATGGGTACATTCGAACGATATGTTTTCCAACGGCTTTTGCTGGTTTGATACGAACTCAAATACAGTAACAGGGTCTTCAAGTATCTTGCCTGTGGTGATCTCCAGTTCGGGGAAGCGCTGGGCATAGGCTGCTACTTCGCTGGCAAATGCTTCGGAGGCACGGAACTTTCCGGTGATTACGGCGTGGGGGACGGTGTTTTCGTTTTCGTCTACGCCGTTGATTTCGTAGAGCTTCGCCAGGATGGAGAGGTCGGTATCGGTCCAGTCTATGCCTACGAGGCGCAGGCGGTTGAGCTTTTGCGGACGGACGGTCAGGCAGTCTCTTACGAGTTGCATGGTGTCGATGTTGTCCATATGTTCGATCACCAAGGTAGAGATATTGGCCTTTCCGGCAATGATCAGACCTTCGTTGGTCAGGGTGGGCTGGTTCTTCAGCGTGAGGTTGGAGATGGTCGCAGGCAGGGAGAGCTTACGAAGGCTGCCGGCTGCCGGCAGCTTGACAGTCGAGAGCGATGTGCCTTCGCACAGGATCTCTTCGATGTTGGTGCAGCCCGACAGGTCTAACGGTTCGGACAGTTTGGGGCAATTGCGCACGTCGAGGGTGCGGAGCAGCGTATTGTTGCCTACGTTGACGGTCTTCAGGTTCTCGTTTTGGTAGCCTTCGGCCGCGCTTCCGATGATCAGTTCGGTCAGTTTGTGGGCATTGGTTATATCCACCGTGCCGGGATATTTGGCCGATAGGTCGCCGATGCCCTTTACGGCTTGTACACCGTAAATGATGGTTTCCGTATCGTTGAACTGAATGTCTGAGGGAGCTTCCACCCGGATGGTCTGATTGGCTTTGGCCCGTCGGGATAATATATACGAACCGTATTTCACATTGAGGTAAGAGTCTTTGTAGAGTGTCAGGTCGAAGTCCGCGTTAGGTTCCACGCCTTGCCATTGTGCCGGGGTGTAGATACGCATGGTGACGTAGTCGTTCAGGAAGTCGCCCGCGTTGTATTTTGAATCGATATACAACAGACGGTTGCGAAGCCACCATTTGCGGTGTTCTGTTCTGGAGCCTTGCAGGGCATATAGGTACGACGCGTTTTTATTATCGATCAGGGGATCGATGTATTTGTACTGGCCGTCCATGTTGTAAACCACCTCGCACCATTTGTCGGACTGCTCACCGTTCAGGACGGCGATGGCCTTGTCGTAGGAAACAGCCTGTGTCTGTCGCATCGTATGGTAAAGGGCTGCCAGTTCTTCGGCGTAGGCCTCTTCGACGAGTTGCCACAGGGCTGAGTCGTGGCCGTTCCATACGTGTCCCGATCCGAACGGGTCGTGTGCCTCGACACCGAAGCCGAACACGTTGGCTCCTTCGTTGTTGATGCCCAAAACGGTATCGTTGTCGTAGAAGATAAAGTACCATTTGTAGTCGCCTTGCCCCTCATTTCCCCAGGAAGCCATCATCATGTTTTTGGCCCGTTGGTCTACCATTGCGAACAATTCGGATATGAGGTAATAGGAAAGAAGATTGGGGAGATTGAAGTGTTGTTCGCATTCGCTGCGGAACTTGTCGGGGTTGCCCTGGCAGGAAACGACCCAGCTGACCACTTTGGAGAGGTTGTCGGGATTGTCGTTAGCATCGGGGTAACGTCCTTCGAAGTCGTCGAGCCACGCCGATTCGGTGAAGTCGGCTGAGCGAAACAGGCAGCGGTCCGCGGTGTTATTGAGGAATTCCCAGCACTCGTCGGCTCCGTCGAAACCGTAGGTTTCCTGGGTGGACTTATCGTTGTTGAAGTTGTATTTCCCTACGAAGCGTATGGGTTGTCCTTCGGCTTCGCGGTGGAAAATGGCCATCGGGAAACCGTCTACGGTGGTGCGTACTTTGCTGTTTTCTCGCTGGGGAGGGGTAAGTATATCCATTTCGCGCAATACGCGGTCGACAATGCGTGCCATCCCTGTGTTGTGGGTTCCTGAGCTTTCGGCGAAATCGGCCTTCTGGCAGAAGACAGCTACCGGTATGGCGTCGTCGGTCAGTTGGTAGGTATCGAGTTGTTCGCCCGTTTCCGTCATCACCAATCCTTGCTTGAATTTGGTTTTAAAGTTCTTCCTCGGGTAGTATTGTGAGGATGTTCCCTGCACATCTATCTCGACGCCTTGGGCGGTGAACGACTTGGTTATGTCGGCACGGTTCTCGTAAGCCACCGCAACGGTTTGCTTGTCGCCTTTATAGGTAGGCAGCGTTCCGGTGATTAGCATACAGGGAAGCCGGTCGAGCAGTTGGTTGAACACGATCTCTCCGGAGGCATCTGTCACCTGGTTTCGGCTGAAGATGGCCAGCTTTTCCGTGATGTCTCCCAGATCGGAGATGTAATTGTTCAATATCTGGTATTGGTTCAAATCGCTGGTGTACGAACGGATATTGTAGATATCTACCGTACAGTCGGGGCTTCCGATCCGGATGTTGACCGGCGGGTTCTGTGCAAAATTGTCCTCGGGGGCGTATTGTACGGTGCCCGACATCACACCGTTGATATAGATATATACCAGGCGGTTTTTCATGCGGTTCTCTACTACGAACGAGAGGCGTATATGTTCTTCTTCTTTGAACTTGGTGGAAACGCTTGAGAGTTCGGATGCAAAGAGGGCTTCCTGCGCGGTGATCTGCAGGCCGCGCCCGCCGCTCATACAGCTTACCAACACGGCTTCGAAGTTTTCTATGTTACGGGTGGTGAACTCGAACTCGATGGTTTTACCGGTATTCTTGAAGTCTGCGGCAAAGGGGCGGAAGGGTATGTCTACCGATGCGCCACCGGCTACGCGGAGTACGCTGACGCCGTGGTCGTCGAGCACCCAGCCGTTTGTACGATAGTTGAAGCCGTCGAGACGGGCTTGTGTTGTTCCATAGTTCCAGGTTTCAGGGTTTTCTTCGTTGTTGCTGCGTCCACCCGCCGTGAGCCATAGTTCGAGGTTTTCGGTTTCGGCAGAGGCGTCGATCGACGATTTGGCTACCGAAAGGGTGAACTTCTTGGAAGCCTCACCGGAAATGAGTTCCAGGTTCAGGGTTCCATAGTCGTTGATGCGGTAACTCCATACCTGTGCTTTCCGGTCTACAGTAAGGCTGGCCATCACTTCGCCATTAGCTTTTAATACGACGGGTGAATTGAGCGCGCCGGGGGTATACACCGTATACGGGATATTCAGGACTTCGTATTGCTCGGCCGTGGTACGGTTGAAAGAGGAGGAGATAATGGTCGTTCCGCTTTCTCCCAGGGCAATGATGTCGAAGTACAGCTCATTGCTGCGAAGGATCACACCGTTTAGCTCCATCGTGGCGTAGACTTGCAGGGCATGGTTGCCGTGTGCGAGGTTTTTCAATACATAGGATAACTGACGGTTGGTTACGGTTGTGACAACCGGGTCGAGCTCTCCGCCGTCGAGTACGAAGTGAATCGTCTTACTGCCGTTACCTATCGGGGTATAGAGGAAGATCACATCGCCCTCGTAGGGTACTGAATCGTTGAAATCGGAGCGGAGCACCAGGTCGACCACTTCTACTCTTACGTAAATGGAACGGCCGGCTCCGTAGGAATCGGTCACGTGAATGCGCACTTCGTTCTGACCGGTAGACAGATAGCCCGAAATGTCTATACTGTTGTCTCCCTGCTGTACGGATTGTGTAAGCACCCTGAGCGAATTGACGAAATAGGCTACTGTTCCTGATCCTGTGGGCGACTGGTCTTCTGCATCCACCGAAGTGAAATTATAGTGAAGGATAACGGCTGAACCTTTCGGCGCACCCAGGATGCTTTCTCCCAGGTTACGCAGACGGAGAACAGAACCCCCGCCGCCACCGGGGCCGCTTCCGCCGCCGGCAGGTAGTTCTATTCCGTCTGAGATAACTTCTCCTTTTGAGGTAAGATAAAGGAAACCTTCTTCTACGAATGCGCCGTCGGCCTTGCGTGATGCCATCTGATCCATATCGGCGGCCAGGGTGTCTAGCCCGTCGGTCAGCATGCCTATCTCGGCGGCATTGGTATTTACTGCGGCAGTGTTCTCGGTGATCTTGTCGGAGAGCTTCTTGATTTCGCCTCTGAACAGGCTGAAGTCCAGAAACATCCTCCAACTCTCGTCGCTTTCGGTGTCATACTTCCATTCGAGCCCCTGGTCGGTTGTGCGAAATTCCGGCGAGCTTCCTTTGGCTCCTACCAGGTCTACCAATTCGACCAGGTTATTCCACCCGCCGCCATCCCACCGCCATTGCAGGTGGGTGTCCGTCTTTTGCAGGAAAATCTCACGCCCGTCTGTTCCTTTGAGCAGCGAGGTGAGTACACGTACCAGTTGGTAACCGTCTCCTTTTTGCTTGAAAACGGGAATAGAGGTTATACCTTCCAGGCTGGTTGCCTGTTCGTATTCGTTGGGATCTTTGGAAGTCGATTTTAACCGGTTGGATATTTCATTGGTTAATTGTTCCAGATCCTGCGGGGTAAATGTTACCCCATTTATAATGATATCGCCTGATGCCATCTGATTTGATTTTAGTTGTTTTGAAATGTGTTCTTATGTGTTAAAAAAAAGGTCGCGATGTTTTTTAAAAAAGGACGCGTGCTTTTTGGGAAAAGGTCACGTCCTTTTTTGAGAAAGGACGCGTCCTTTTTTTTAAGAGGTTCGGGGGTTGATATACAAATAGTTAGTGTTTGTTTATTTTTTCTCCTTCACTTCTTTTGCACCGCCCTCGATGGCCCGCAATGCGCGGAACACAATTACGGTTCGCAGCGCCTCGATCATCTCTTTAAAGTCGTCGTCACTGATCTTGATCTCGCCTTCGGATTTAAAGATCTTACGCGCCAGTTCGTCCATCGCCAGGTTAGTTGCCTGCTTAAAGAGCAAGTTACCTACTTCTTTGCGGAGGTCGTATGTTTCGAACACGTCGACCTCTGTCTCTACTTTGATTTCTTTAAAGTTTATTTTTTTCATTGCTGTATATATTAAATGTTTAATCTGTTCCTCATTGTTTTTAGGTGGGTGATGGTTATATCACTGGCGAATATATATCCGGTCATAGGATCCCACATCATGACTTTTGGCGCATGTACTTTTTCTTGTGCATCTTTCTTTTCAACACCTATTTTAAACGTTCCTTCCCTAACTCCGGAGTCTTTATTATACTTGGGCAGCTCGCAATGTTCAGTCATCATATTATCCATCCGGATATAGGTGGAATGATTCCAGGTTTCTTGCTGGAAAGCATGCGAACCTAATTCTATTGACCTGAACCAATCTCCCTCTGCATGGTAGATTCGTTTGCGGCCTAAGAAAAAGACCGCTTTGCCGAATTCCTCGTTGTATTGCGGGGCGGTGGTGGTCAATTCGTTTACTCGTTGGTTATAGAGCTCCACAACCATCCCAAAGTCTACCGGCCTGTACATGTTTTTGGAACGGATTAATATAGAAGCGTCAAAGGGGGCTGTGACTAAAACGTTGTTTCCTGCTCTTATTTCTCCATCAAATGTGACACTGTTAGGTCCTATCTTTACTTCTCCCGTACCCCATTTTCCTTCAGGTTTACCACCATATTGGTCTGTAGACTCCATGATGATGGCGGTTCCTCCCAGGTCGATTTTTTTCTTTCGAAAGATACTACTGCCGTTGTCGTTGTATTCTATATCATCGGTTGCCGATAGGTTGGGACGATTCATAGACCCTCCTCGGTACCATTTACTCTCATAAATCTTTCTACCGATATAGAAGGGTCCGACATATCCTACTTCGGCTGCCAGTTTTTTGGCTTCTAAATTATCTACATCGATGTGTTTGGCCAGGATACTATTGGCCTTGATCATTTCGGTATCTATAAAGCCTTCTTTAATAAGCGTCCTTCTTCCTGATGTTTTGCGTAGTAAAGCCAGATACTCTTGTTCTGTGTATCCGAGGTCTTGTGCGAGTTGTTGTGAGCTTATATGGGCATCATATTCGTATATGGCATCGTCGAGCAGATTATAAGCGCCATGATAATTGGCAAATTTGGCCGTAAGCTCCGCTCCGTCAATAGCCGTTATATCATCTTGATTGGCTGTTACTTGTTGAATATACGTGTTGAGCGTGTTATAATAGGATGCAAGGGCTCCGGTATTATCTTTAACAACTTGATTGTAATTCGTGTTAGTTGCCTGCCGGGCTCGCTCATAGATTGCATTATATTCGGCTTGAATCAATTTCCATTGCTTCTTAAGTTCTACCTTTTCACTCGGGGCGAGTTCATCATCTTTACCCATCGCATCGATAATGTTCATCTTCTTTCCGAGGGATTCGTCGAATGATTTAATGGTAACCGTGCCTGACAAGTCTATCTGTTTGCCGTTGATTATTATGCCTTCTTTGATCTGTGTGACTAAGCTTTGAAGTACGTTTCCGCTTTTTAAATCCACCTCTTTTACCCACCAATGGTTACCTTGGCTTTCGGTTATCCACCCTGCAGTGTCTATTGTATCGTTGATTAAATCGACTCTTTCAGATACACCGCTAATGGTTTTGGCTGTTTGTTTGAGCTGTGTCCGGTAGTCTGCCCAGCCATCATTGACTAATGATACGCCATAGATCAGGATTTCTCCGGTGAAGCTGATGCGGAAGTCGCCTTCCGTGGCCCATTTGGCTACGTGGGAGATGACTTCATATTTGTCGAATGCTTCGAGGTATTTCTCCAGGTATAGTTCCTGTCCGGCGAATCCTGCTGTGAGTGTGCCGGGAGTGATTACTTTGGCAAGGAAAACGAACGCGTAGTTCTTTTTTTCTCTTTCTTTGCCTTCTGCGACTTCCTTTTCTTCTTCCTCGTCTCTCTTGATATTCATTACGTCGTTTGACTGTGTAATGGAGATATTGCGCAGGCGCAGAACGTTTTTATTCCCGTCGGGGTAGATGTCGGCTACGGCGCGTTTTTCCGAGTAGTAGTGGCCGTCGAGCCAAAGGAAAGTATCGTCGTCTTCGGTAATGAATGACACGTCGTTCAGAGCACTCCAGTAATTTAAATTGGTATTGAATGAGGAGTTTTTCAGGATATTGCCCGGCTCTAACGACATGTCGTTCTTTATTTTTTCCATCTCACTGAGCAGCTTTCCGTTCATCAGTTCGAACTTCTGCGACACGGTGCTGCCGTCTTCCAGGTAGATATCCGTGTCTTCGAATACGGCTCCCTGGGCGTAAATGCCGTATGTGTTGAGTTGCTTTCCGCTTTTGGTGCGTATGCCACTCAGGTTTCCGAGGCGTACTTTCACTTTATCCTGCATGGATGAGTCGGTCATTCCGTCGAGGATATCGAGGTAAGGAGCCTGGTCGTCCGAGGAAGTCAGGTAAAGTAGTCCCTGACGGTTCTTGTCGGTTTTGTTACCGAAGCGGAACACTACGTCGCCTGGTTCGGGCACATCGTCGCCGTCGATAATACGGAGGTCGAAATAGTCGGGGGTGAAATTGATAATTTCTCCGTAGAAATACTTGATATTAATGCCGGAGCTATGCTGCATACGCACCACGTCGCCTTTGCGAAGGTTCATACGCATGGTGCCTTCCATCGTGTCGATCGTACAACGGAAGAAGCCTGTGTTACGCTCTACGGTGAGTATCTTATTGAGGTCGGATATGATGACCGAGCCTCCCAGTCCGTAGATCTGCGAGTAGACGAGCTCGTATACCTTCATACTTTTGCGTACGGTCAGGTGATCGAATGTAGCCGAAGCGGTGGGAATATCAATATCTACTCCGGAACCGGTAAAGCCGCTTTGGAAGGCTTTCGAGCCGAAACGGCCGCCTATAAATATATCCTGGCGTACTTCGGCGCCATCTAATACGGCTTTTCCTGAATTGGTTATTTGCCAACCACCGCCCGTAACAATATCGTCGTTAAATCCTTTGGTGTAGGTCGTTCCGCCTATTACAACATCACGATCCACATTGGCGGCGACAAGGGAAGCATACCCGTTTGCGTTGATCTGCCATTCTTTGGAGGTTACCGCTCCGTTTAAAGTAATGTCTGTCTTAATCTTTGCCGAGTTGGCAGTGATGTCTCCTTCGGAAGTGATATTCCATCGCGAGGATGTGTTGCGAATTTCTTTGTCAAAGGATATGATGCCATGTGCCGTATCGTCGCGGTCTTTGCGAAGGTATTTCTCATCAAGTTTATCGAGCTCCTTTATTTTATCCGCATCTTCGGCGGTGAGATGGAGGTCACGGGCGGTGTATGTATATTCCTCAGCCGTACTCATCACACCGGAAAGTTGCTTATGGTCTGTCACCCCTATGCTTCCTTCACCAGTCCACCCTCCGTTAAAAGAGCTGCTTCCGGTATAAAGGATCCCCGCTTCCCTGCGACGCTTGCTACGCGAACGGGCAGGGAATTCGCTCTGTTTTATATTATATTCTATCTTATCTGCCATAATGCTATCTTTGTTTATTCTAATCTGTGAATTCAATTCCGTGATAAATGTCGCGCTCAACGACTGCCATTTTTATCTCGCTCTCTTCTTCTTTTAATCGTTGCACTTCGCTCAGAATAAGGAATTTGCCCTTTTCATTACTATCGGAATAAATAGCAAAATCAGGTAACAGGCTGACTGTGCCGCTCAAAGTGGGTGTACGCTTATTATAATTGCTGTAAATACTCCCGATAAGCAGCCGCTCGAGTTTATCATACAAGTTTGCCCGCCAGAAGTTATTAATAACTCCTTTGTCTGCAGTTCTAAACAGTTGTCCGAGGGCTGTAGGCGAAGATTCGGATAAAGTGCCCAGGACTGTATCGATACTGAGTTCTTCTTTTGCCGATTTATTCAGCCATGCTTTATACTCAATATCTTTAGTCTTGACATCTTTATAATTACTGTCTATTAATGTGATTTTAGGTGTTTTGTATAATACCCAACGTGTTTGCTTATATATATCAACGGGTATTCTACAATCCGATTTAGGATCTTCATAGGTTAACACGCCCGCTCCGATAGTCAGTTCAAGCCATCCTGTAGAATAGGGTAACTCTATGATCTCCCCTTGTGCTTTTTTCTGGAAACTCTCTGAAAGGCTATTCCCATATTGGTATCCTATGATATGTTTGTTTTCCTTCCACCCTCCCAGTCCGGTATTCGTTTTCCTGTCAGAAAAATCGTAATAAGCCAGAAAAGCATCTCCCCATTTTCCTTTTCCTACTGTCCAGCGGTATGAAGTAGTGGTGAACAGTTTTGAACTCCCATAGATTTCTTTATTATCATAATGTAATATATTTCCGTTTGATGTATAAAGGTTCAAAACAATAGGCACATAGGCCGTATTACACCAGTTCTTAAGGTTTTTCCAATTTCCTTCTTCATTGTTAGCAGATTCGGACTCGAAGGGATTGTATCTCACATCGAACAGTAAATCAAGTGTTAGCTTAAGTTTATACTTACTACGTGTGTTGGGTTCCGTATTTGCCAGGTATGCCCGAGAGGTATACATGATATCTTCACCCATTTCGTATGTAGGTTCGTTTATCTGACTTGTATACTCTTTTTTAGGTTTGTAGTATGTTTGTATTTCCCAGGCTACACCAATGTCTTCACTTCCTGAGTTTATTGGTTCGATTTTAAAGAACTTTGTCTTCTCTCCTTTCTCAATACCTTCACCTTCATCATAGAGATGAATGTCAAATCCTTTCTCAGCATAGGTATTATAACCCGTATTATAGGAGAAAGTCTTTGGGTTTTTTAATGATTTCTCTATTATCTCATCATGACAAACTGTAGTCTTTTCGTAGGGACTGAAGTTTATTATTACATTATTGTATATTTTATCTACACCCAGTACTGCATTGTCTCCTTCCCACCTAATGGGTCTTTCTTTCAGGAAGGTACTTACGGCATTCAGGTCGTATATTATGATGTTTCCTCCTTTTTGTATCATTCTCAATCCGAATGGGCGGAGTGTTTCTTCAAGAACTTCGCGGAATGTCATCGGTTCGCCATCTTCGTCGAAGAAATTGGTACCGAGGATTGTTACATCATTCAGTAACGAATTTAAATGTTGAACATATACGTTTGTGGAGATATATTCTATCAACTTTCCATATTGTATCCCTGATCTATTGAGACAGTGTTCGATTATTTGACGCATGGTTAGAAGTCCTTTCATGTTCCAGTCGAACCTGTCTAAAGCAGCAAAGTCAGAAAAAGTCAAAGAGACTGAATAGTTTTCTTTAAAGCTATACGGTTCTTCGTATAATTCCGGATCGAGTGTTCCGCTCCAATATAGTACATTGTTACGTGATATTTCTATATAAATAGCGCCGGGCTCTATAGTATATAGATTAATGAACTGACGGTCTGTATCGGAAAAGAGGTTCAACTTTGCACTACTACCGCATACAGGTTCCAATTTGTCTGTTTCCGCCCATTCGATTTCAAGCGGCGATTCACTAAAGGCTATTTCCTTTGGCGTCAGAGGGACACTACTTTTTCTGAAAATGTCTACATCCCATTCTGTTTTGTTTAAGCTGATAAAACCACCGAAGTACTCTTTATAATAACGTTCTCTCATCGTGTTCTTTCGTTTACTTGGTTTACTTTTCGCAATACGCCTAACAACTCACGTCCGGAAATCTTGAACTCTACTTGTCCGCTTCCGTATGCATCGCGTGGTTCGATCAGCGATCTTAGCTTGTTCAAGGGGGCGATTACCTCCGGGTTACCGGATGCTCCGGCATATTCTCCTACCATTGCAAACGTAGGACCGTAAGCAATACCTCCCATTGCCATTTTTTTTGCTTTAGGCAGGGCAAATCCAGCCGCCACAACTGAAGCAATAGCTGCCAAAGCCATCGCCCATCCTACAAAAGGAATGGATGCCACTGATGAAGCTGCTCCGGATGCCGCTGCCGATGTATTTGCAGTGGTCTGAGCCTCAGCTGCAACAATCTGTGTGTTAGTCAGCGCTTTTATCAATGGCAGGGCCACTGCTATGGATTGTAACATGGTTGCAGACCAATTCAACCATTCATAGGCACCCTCGCTTACTACGCCTTTTAAATTCTTCATGGCATTACCCACCCCCTCCAATGACGTGGTGAAAGAGTCCATAAACCCTTCAGCATCGATCACTTTCTTCAGGTCGGGAATGAGAGAGGATGCGGCTCCAAAGATACCAGCACTTTGTTTTAATCTGCTTTTTTGCTTCTTTCCAAATGATTCGCTCAGGTTCTCTAATAGTGATTGTCCGCCTGCTAAACTTTTTTCCAGGATGGAGTATACCTTATTATCCCCGGCTATTTTTTCTATTTCAGCAATGGTGTCTGCGGTTGCCTTGGTGATCTTTGCACTGAATTCGATCCACTTTTTATCGTTTACACCAAAGCTATCTTTCATTGCTTCCAGACCTTCTGTTGCATACTTAAATGCTTGCTGTATATTTGCCAAGGAAAATATTTTTTCCCCGAACGTTTTGTCCAATATTTTGCGTGCATCTTCTGCGGCTTTTACGGCATCGGTTGTGTCAATTTCGACTTTCGTGGGGATGATCAGCTTGCCATCCGGGCCGACTACGGGGTTCTTTATATTTGTACTCATTGTTATTCTTTTTCATTAAATTTTTCAGCTATTCTTTCAAAATCGCTCCGAGTGGCGCAAAGAGCTCCCGTGGATATATCCGGATCCCAGTCGAAACGAATCAGATCGGTTGGCTTTAATCCTTTTTTTGTATAAGGGGAAACTACGGATAGGGCCACGAAACGGGCTTGTTCCCAGGATGCTTGCTGACAGTAGGTAACGTGCTTTTCCCACTGATGGTACACGGCATTGAATTGGTCTGGGGTGAGAGCCATAAAGTCGGTACGGGTCATGCCCATACAACCTATGGCTACCCCAAACAATTCATGAATGGTTACACTTTTTTTTTCTCCGCATCGCTTTCGGCTGTTGCCGAAAACTCATCGTTTTGCCAGTTGGCAAACTCATCGGCATCCATGTGATCTGCCATCTCTATCGGCGTACTGTAGGGAAACTGGACGCCGTCGATACGGCAAGCGCTGGTAATGCAGCAAAACAACAGCGCCACGGCCAATGAAATATCGTTCCCCTGTAATTCGGTTACTTCTTTACCTGTTTGTTGTTTGAACTCCAACATGGCTCCCATAGTGAAGCGGGAAGGATATTGTACTCCGTTGATTGTGATTACACTTTTCTTCATTTGTTAGTACTTTTAGGGTTTCGTATAAATCTCGCCTGTATTGTCGAATGTTGCACTGCAAGTAGCGTCTTCTCCGGCTTGTGCCGACTGTTCCAAGCTTGTGATTACGAATAATCCTTCTTCGTACTTGTCGCCTGCGTCTTCTTGTGCAAAGCCGTATTTGAGTTTGACTATCTTTCTATTCTTCATGATATCAACCAAACGGTCGTATGTGAAGCCTTCTCCGAAGCTAACCAGCGCATCCGCTTTGATTTGTACGGATAGTTTTGTTACTTTCTTTTCGCTGAATGCGCCGTTCGCCGTATCTTTTGTGATGCGTTCTTTGGTTTCGCCGCTATACGTAATCGTATGGTTTGTTGCAGCTGCCTGGGCCACATAAACAGGATTCTCATTACTTGCTGCGGTGTTGATGTAAAGCATTAGGTCACCACCTTCTACATATCCAGTTCTTGCCATAATTCTAATTTTTAAAATTGATTAATAATTAATTAAATTGGTAATTGATAGTTTATATTCTGCAGATATATCTATTTTAATGTTTTATGGTCTACCTTTTTCTCAGGGTTCCATAGTACAAAGAAAAGGGTGAAACCGACAGAAAAGTTGAAAGCTTGCATCCCTTGCCGGAAAGCATGCAACGTTTGCAGAAGCCTGCGAAAAATGGGGATAAAACAGAGGCCGCCTGTATCACACAGACAGCCTCTTTCACCGGCTTGCGGTCGACATGTTTAGAAAAGCGCTAATTGTGTTAAAAAATAGGACACGACCTTTTTTGGAAAAGGACGCGTGCTTTTTGGAAAAAGGTCACGTCCTTTTTGAGAAAAGGACACGACCTTTTTTGAATGAGCTCGCAAGCCTTATCTAAGGTTTCATGCTTTTAGGTAAAATCCTGTCTGCATACGCTGTCCAGCCTTCCGCCTGCTTATAGGCATCTACTGCCGCGTCGGGCACGTAGATGGGGCAGTTGTTGGTGTTGTAGAAGACATAACTTCCCATTGCTGGCGGTATGTCTGTGAAGGTTTCTACATAGGCGAGGTTTGTACAGTCTCTGAACATTTCATTTCCTAAGTTTGTTAAAACCGTCGGTATTTCGGCATATTCCAAAGAAGTACATTTGTAACAGGCGGAGGAAGTACTTATATTTTCTGATAAACTGGTTAAAAATTCTTTTTTTAAATGCTTCAAAGAAGTGCATTCACGAAACATATGATTTATAGAATTTATGTTAGGACAGTTTGCAAATAAGCCATCCGGCACCTCATCTATAGCGGTAGCTCTAAAGAAAGAATCGCATCGTGACACTGATTCTGAGCCGCTGAGAATATCAGAAGGTACTGTTTTAAGTTTAGAACAACCATCAAATATTCCGGCAAAATCGGTAGCTAATGGCTTATCGGCAAATAAGCGTGATGGAACACTTTCTAACTCTTTACAACTACTAAAGCAATTCCAGAAACTAAGAGCTTGTACATTCTGTGAAAATAAATTGCCAGGTATATTCTGCAATGAATTACAATTTTCAAACACACCACTAAAAGAGTCTAAGCTCAGATTATTATAAAAGAGATCTTCCGGTATGACTTTTATGCTGCTACAATAACAGAAGCATTGGTATAGTCTGGTTAATTTTGACAAAGATGAGAATAGCTTAGAAGGAATAGAGGCTAGGCTACTACATTCCCTAAATACACTTTCTAATGAAGTTATCTCAACATTGTCTTTGAATAGACCTTCGGGTATTGAAACCAAATTAGTGCAACCCCAGAATAAACCGTCAATGGTTTTCAAATTTTCAAACGGTGTTAATAAATCTTCCGGAATATTTTCTAAAGCACTACATCTGCTAAAGTATCTTTCAATATAAGTGATATTGGGTAAAGATGGAAAGAGATTCGAAGGAATTGAAACCAGTCTTGTGCAACCGCTAAATATATATTTCAATGAATACAAGTTAAAATTATTACTAAATAACCCTTCCGGTATAGAAAGCAGATTAGTACAATCAGAAAATAAATAGTCCGCCCTAGCTAAATTAGTAAGAGGAGCAAATAAATTTTCCGGTATCGACCGGATGCTGGTCTTTGCAAAAGCATAATTTAAATTGGCTACGGCTGTACAACCTACAAACAGGTTTTCAGGTATTGCAGTAAGATTGCTATTATAATAAAAGCAATAAGATAAATCTGTTGCTTTTGGATTATACTTAAACAATCCGCCAGGAATTTCTTTTAAACCACAACTTTGAAAACAATAACTGAAAGATTCTGCCAAAGGAGCATTTGCAAACAGATTCCCAGGTATAGTTGTTAGGTTGGCACATGCAAAGAATGTATAATAAAATGATTTAGCTTTTATACAATCTGCAAATAGGCTTTCTGGTATTTCTTTTACAGAATTACATCCTCTAAATGCACCTTCAAAAGTTACAGCTGCCTCACATCCATCAAATAGTCCTACCGGTATTTCCCTTAACTGGTTGCAACTAATAAACACTTCCTTGAAACTTGTTCGCCTAGTGTCGTTCTTAAAAAGATCAGGGCCTACAGCTTTTAAATAAGATAAATTTCTAAAGTCTAGATTAGCCAGTTTAGAATTCCCGATAGACCATATAGCATATATATCTAGATTACGTAAATTTATGTCATTAATATTCGAACAGTTTGATATGCTAACCGAATAGCATCTCCTTTTTGTGTACGCATGAGTATAAGAATCATTCGTATTTCCTGTAGCATTACTGGTTGTACCGTCGCCCCAATCAATAACAAATGCTGAGGTTCCTTCTGTTGCTATTGTAAATTGAAGTGGATACGAACCATAATATAACAGCTGAATACTGCCGTCAGGCGTGGGTCTTATCTCATCTATGGTTGTAGTTAATTTTATTTCCTGATAGTCTTGTGTAATGCTTGGATATACTGAATTTTTATATACTTCATTATCTCCATAGTATGCACTATAATAATGTGTGAAACCAGCTGTTAGCCGAAATAGGGCTTCGCCGTTGTCATCTGTTCGTTTTGTAATACCGTTACATTCAATAACTGCCCCGGGTAATAACACACCGAAAACACGATCTGTTACAATGAACCTGAAGTCCATATACGGATATATTTTGACCTGATGAAATGAGTCATTATTACTACCGTAAATTTTGGTTATATTTTCACCATAATCTTCTGCGAAAGCCCTGATCTCGAAAGTATCCCTTCCTCGAATGTATACTTTACCTTCTGCATCTGCCGTATATTCTTTTTCAAATGCAATTACGGTTGCTCCCGGGACCGGTACTCCCGTATCGTCTACTACCTGTATCGTTCGTAACGGGATATAGATTGCTGTGTACTGACGGGTGCGGGTGTTTGTTACGATATAGGTTTCCTTTACGTCGTCGTGGTTGTCGGCTTTGAATGTGAGGTTGATCTCGGCTCCGGTGGGAGCTTTTACGGAATAGCTGGTGTCGGTGAGTTTTGTGTAGGCAAAATTGCACTCGAATGAGCAGTTTTCCAACGGCTTTTGCATGTTTGATATGAACTCAAAGGTGACAACGGGGTCTTCTACTATCCGGCTTGCCGTGATTTCCAGTTCGGGGAATAAGGTGCGATATGTTTCGATTTCGCTACCGAATGCCTGGTCGGCATGGAGCTTTCCGGTGATAATGGCGTGGGGAACGTTTTTTTCGTTTTCGTCGACACCGCCGATTTCGTAGAGCTTCGCCAGGATAGAGAGGTCGGTGTCTTGCCAGTCGATGCCGATCAGTCGGAGACGGTTCAGTTTCAACGGGGAGACGGCGAGGCAGTCTTTTACCAGTTGCAGGGTATCTATACTAGTCATATGCTCGAGGACTAAGGTGGAAATATTGGTCTTTCCGGCGAGGACAAGGCCTGCATCGGTCAGGTTGGCCTGGTTCTTCAGGGTGAGGTTTGAGATGGTTGCCGGCAAGGTCAACAGGCGAAGGATCCCGGCGGGCGGCAGTGTCACGGAGGACAGCGATGTGCCTTCACAAAGGATCTCTTCGATGTTGGAACAGCCGGATACGTCGAGCGGTTCGGTGAGGCCGGGGCAATTGCGGACGTCTACTTTACGTAATAGTTCGCTGTTGCCTACGCCTACGGAATGGAGGTTCTCGTTTCGGTAGCCTTCCGCGGCGCTTCCGATGACCAGTTCGGTCAGTTTCCGGGCTTTGGATATGTCAACCGTGCCGGGATATTTGGCCGAAAGGTCGCCGAGTGCCTTTACTGCCTGTATACCGTAGATGATGGTTTCGGTATCGTTTACCTCCATTGTCGCGGGAGGTTCGATATGAATGGTCTGATTGGCTTTACCTCTTTGGGAGACGATGTACGAGCTGTATTTCACATTTACGTAGGCATCTTTGTAAAGCGTCAGGTCGAAATCGGCATTGGGCTTTACGCCTCCCCACTCAGACGGGGTATAGATACGCATGGTGACATAGTCGGTAAGGAAGTCGCCCGCCACGTATTTGGAGTCCAGATACAGGAAACGATTGCGAAGCCACCATTTGCGGTGCTCTGTTCTGGAGCCTTGCAGGGCATAGAGATAGGACTCATTTTTGTCGTCGACCAGGGGATCGATGTATTTGTATTGCCCGTCCATGTTGTAAACCACCTCACACCATTTGTCGGATTGCTCACCGTTGAGTACGGCGATCGCTTTGTCATAGGATATGGCTCCCGACTGACGCATGTTGTCGTACATAGCTTTGAGTTCGTCGGGGTAAGCGTCTTCCACTAATCGCCACAATTCAGAGTCGTGACCGTTCCAAACGTGTCCGGAACCTATCGTGTCGTGCGCTTCGATATCGAAGCCGAATACGTTGGCTCCTTCGTTGTTGATACCCAAAACGGTATCATTGTCGTAGAAGATAAAGTACCATTTATACTCGCCCCCGCCTTCATTTCCCCAGGAAGCCATCATCATGTTTTTGGCCCGTTGGTCCACCATTCCGAACAATTCGGAAACGAGGTAATAGGATAGGAGATTGCGGAGGTTGAAGTGTTCTTCGCACTCGTCGCGGAATTTGGCGGGGTTGCCGTGACAGGAAACGACCCAACTAACCAGTTTAGAGAGGTTGGCGGGATTGTCGTTAGCATCGGGGTAACGTCCTTCGAAGTCGTTCAACCATTCGGAACCGGTGAAGTCGGCTGATTTGAACAGACAGCGCTCCGTGGCGTTATTGAGGAATTCCCAGCACTCGTCGGCTCCGTCGAAACCGTAGGTTTCCTGAGTCGATTTATCGTTGTTGAAGTTATATTTCCCTACGAATTGTATGGGTTCTTCGGGAGATTCGCGGTGGAAAATCGCGATCGGGAAACCATCTACCGTAGTACGTACCTTATTGTTTTCGCGCTGGGGCGGCGTCAGGATATCCATTTCGCGCAATACGCGGTCTACGATGCGTGCCATCCCGGTGTTGTGGGTTCCTGAGCTTTCGGCGAAATCGGCCTTCTCGCAGAAGACAGCCACCGGTATGGCTTCGTCGGTCAACAGGTAGGTATCGAGGGCTTCGCCGCTTTCAGTCATCACCAATCCCTGCTTAAACTTGGTTTTAAAGTTCTTCCTCGGGTAGTATTGCGAGGATGTTCCCTGCACATCGATCTCGACGCCTTCGGCTGAAAACGACTTAGTGATGTCCTGACGGTTCTCATATGTGAGGGAAACGGTTTGCTTGTCGCCCTTACGTGTAGGCAGCGTTCCGGTAATCAGCATACATGGAAGCTGGTCGAGCAACAGGCTGAATACGATCTCTCCGGCGGGATCAAAGATTTGATTGCGGGTGTAGATTGCCAGTTTTTCCGTAATATCTCCCAGGTCGGAGATGTAATTATTGAGTACCTGGTATTGGTTCAAATCGGTATTGTATGAGCGGATATTGTAGATATCCACCGTACAGTCGGGGCTGCCGATTTGGATGTTTACCGGCGGAAGTTGACGGAAATCGTCGTTTTCCGCGTATCGTATCGTGCCCGACATCACACCGTTTATATAGATATATATCAGGCGATTCCTCAATCGGTTCTCCACAACGAACGAGAGGCGTATATGCTCTTCTTCTTTAAATTTGGTGGATACATTTGAAAGTTCGGATGAAAAGAAGGCTTCCTGCGCGGTGATGCGGAATCCTCGTCCGCCGCTCATACAGCTAACGACTACGGCGTCGAAGTTTTCCACGCTGTGTGTTGTAAACTCAAATTCAAGGGTTTTCCCTGTAGTCTTAAAGTCGGTTGTGAAGGGTTGAAACGGGATATCGACGGATGCGCCGGATGAAACGCGCAGAACGGTCACACCTTTTTGATCGAGTACCCAGCCGTTTGTCTTGAAATTGAAGCCGGAAAGCCGGGCATTTATGGTTTCAAAGTTCCAGGTTTCAGGTTGGGCTTCGTTGTTACTGCGTCCGTTGGCTGTAAGCCACAGTTCCAGGTTTTCCGTCTCGGCGGAGGTATCGATTGACGATTTGGATACGTCGAGCCGGAAGGTTTTACGTGCCTCTCCGCTGATAATATCGAGGGTAAGCGGGCCATAGTGGTTGATGCGGTAGCTCCAAACCTGTGCCTTCCGGTCAACGGTGAGGGTGGCAACTTCTTCATCGTTGGCCTTCAAGACCACTTTTGAGTTGAGCAATCCGGGGGTGTAGACGGTATACGGGATGTTCAAGACCTCGTATTGTTCGGCCGTTGTACGGACAAAAGCGGATGAGATAATAGGTGTTCCGCTGGCTCCGAGGGCGATAATATCGAAATAGAGGTCGTTGCTTCGCATAATTACCCCATTGAGTTCCATCGTGGCATAAACTTGCAAAGAATGGTTTCCATGCGAGAGGCGTTCGATGGTGTAGTAGAGCTGACGGTTGGTCACCGTGGTGACTACTTCGGGTAGTTCGATGCCATCCACTAAGAAATGAATGGTTTTGCTGCCGTTGCCGACGGGCGTATAGGGAAAAATAATGTCGCCTTCGTAGGGAACGGAGTCGTCAAAGGTTGAACGGATCACGAGGTCTACCACCTCAACACGTATGTAAATGGAGCGAATGGCGCCATACGAGTCGGTCACCTGTACACGCACTTCGTTCTGTCCGGTCGTAAGGTAGCGGGAAATATCTATACTGTTGTCTCCCTGGGATATGGACTGCGAAAGCACTCGCAGCGAGTTTACATAATAAGCCACGGTTCCGGCTCCGGTGGGCGATTGGTCCTCGGCGTCGACTGATGTAAAGTTGTAGTGCAACACGACGCTTGCTCCTTTGGGAGCGCCCAGGATGCTTTCGCCGAGGTTCTTGAGGCGAAGCAGGGAACCTCCGCCTCCTCCGGGACCGCTTCCGCCTCCGGCCGGCAGTTCGATGCCGTCGGATATCACCTCACCTTGCGAAGTCAGGTAAAGGAAGCCTTCTTCTACGAACGCGCCGTCGGCCTTTCTCAGGTCCAACCGGCTGATATCTCCGGCCAGGGTATCCATACCGTCGGTCAGCATCCCGATCTCGGCAGCGAGGCTGTTTGCCGCGTCTATGGCCGGTTGACGGTTATAGGTGAGATACTCTTCGTAGGTCTTTCCGAAGTTTCCCGGTTCCTTCAGCCAGAGTTGGTAGGCGCTGTCGCCTTTGACGCATACGTCGGTTCGCCGGTAAGTCTTGGCGGTTGTGTCGTACACATAAACGTAGTAATCGTTGCCTATATAGGGCGGATGGGCGGCTACTTCGTTTGCTCGTCCGGCAGCCTTCTCGGCGTCGGCAGCGGCTTCTGCGGTCTGTTGCGCCAGGTTGGCGAGGTCGTTTTCGGTTTGTTCCCGGAACTTTCCGAGGGCTTCCGCCGCATCGTTAGCCGGCTGGCGCAGATAAGCCAGGAAATCGTTGAAAGACTTCCCGGCGTTACCGGCTTTATCACGCCACTGTTCGAAGGCACTTTGGCCGTCGTTTCCGCGCAGGATATCCATTTCCGCCTGCACACTTTGGTTGTTACCGTCTACTCCTAATATCTTCAGATTGTCGATATTCGTAGCCTTCGGTAGTTCCGAAATTTTTACTTTCTTAATAGCCATTGTTGTAATGATTTAGATGTGTTAAAAAAAGGGCGCACCCTATTTTCAAAACGGGCGCACCCTTTTGAAAAGGTCCCGTAAGCCGTCCCCGGAAGGGATGCCGTAGGTATCCCATTTTTGTAGGCCGGTAACCCAAAGAGACGCCGTAGGTGTCTGATCTTTGTAGGCCGGTACCTCAGGTGCCGGTATGACGATGTCCGCCAACCCCGACACCCTGCCGCCGTAGGTGGCAAACAGGTTACCCGTAAGGTGTGCTACCTACGGCAGCAATGATCGGGGGGATTCGTGGTCGACATACAGTGACCTGAGGTCACTGCCTACAAAGGTGTTCTGCCCACGGCAGGCATACCCAAGGTGATTCACCGGTCCCCCGGGTGTTTACCCGGGGTTAATCAGATGGAAGCCTTTCAGGCTTCTTCGGCTTACGGTATTCAATGTTTTCAAAGAGCTTGCGAAGTGTTAAAAAAAACGATGTATTGCTTTTGTAAAAGTGATGCATCACTTTTGAAGAAACGATGCATCACTTTTCCGGAAAGTATGCATCGCTTTTGAAATGACTATACATACTTTCCGGAAAGTACTCGCAGCCTGTTATTCCGGCTTTTGGCTTTTGGGGAAAATGCGGTCGGCATATTGTGTCCAACCGTTTGCCTGTTTGTAGGCATCTACTGCCGTGTCGGGCACGTAGATAGGGCAGTTGTTGGTGTTGAAAAATGCATCAAGGACTATCAGTTGGGGTGTCTCCGTGAAGGTTTCTATATAAGAGAGATTTGTACAACCGGAAAACATTCTGACTCCTAATGCGGTGAAGTTCGGCGGTATCTCGGCATATTCTAAGGAAATACATTCTGAAAAGAGATTATGCGTAATCGCATCTGCCCCAATATTTCTGAATATTTCTTTTTTAACTGCTTTTAGCGACTGGCAATTAATAAATGCTAATTCCATATCATTCGTTGCACGACAGTCTACAAACAGATCGTCCGGTATGATTTCTATAGCCGTACTATTAAATGCAGACCTAAATGTTTGTGCAGACACACAACCGGAGAATAGCGAGGAAGGTATTTCCCTTAGTTTAGTACAATGGCTGAATACCGATTCAAAGCTGGTAACAAGTGTCTTACCGGCAAACAGATTCTCGGGAAGACGTTCTAACTCACCACATTCCGAAAAGCAATCTTTGAATGAGTTTGCCTTTGTATTTTCTTTAAATAAATCTCCCGGTATACTTTTTAGCGATGTGCACCTGTTAAAAGTATAGTAAAAGAATTCCAATTCAGGATTGCATGAAAAAAGATTTCCTGGTATGGTTTCTAACTTACTACATTCAGCAAAACAGGAAGCTGCGTTAGTTACTCCGTACAAAGATGAAAATAAATTTCCCGGAATGGATACCAGTCTTGTACAACTTCTGAAGACTTCTCTTATTGAGGTTATTTGTGTATTATTCCTAAACAAGCCGCAGGGAATACAGGTCAGGTGTGAACACCCTATGAATAGTTCTCTAATCGTTACCAATTCACTCATGGAAGATAATAAATTTTCTGGTATGGAACGTAGTCCTGTATAACCAAAAGCATACCATAAATTGGTTACTTTTGTACAAGTAGCAAACAGTCTGTCACTTATCAGTTGCAGGTTTGTGCAATGCCAGAAGGCCTCTTCAAAAGATTCAGCTTCCGTACAATGTTTAAACAGATCTTCCGGTACTTCCTGCAAACTGTTACACTTTGAAAAAACAGCTGCAAAGTCCGTGCGGGAAGTATCGTTCTTAAACAGATCTGATCCTACTGCTTTTAGGTTGGTATACTCCCTAAAACTTAAGTTTGCGAGCCGGGAATTTCCGATAGACCAGAAGGCCTCTAATTCTAGCCTGCCAAAGTCTACTGCAATGACATCGGAGCAATTCGATATGGTTATCGTGTATACTCCGGCGGCGGCATAGGTGTGTTCGTAGGTATCGCTCTCACTTCCGGCGGCATCGGTGGTGGTGTCGTCGCCCCAATGGATGGTGAATTCCGGTGCTCCTTCGCTCCTGACCGTTATGCTGTTCATGCCTTCGGTACAGATCCGGTCTACCCGGATGTCGGTTTCTCCCGGAGGGTTTTCGCAGCATGGACACGTACAGGGGATTTCTATGCCGTCGGTGATGGGCTGTCCCTGCGCGGTGAGGTAGAGAAGGTTGTCTTCAATGTAGGCATTGTCGGCCTTTTCTTGTTCGAGCTGGTTGACTTTTTGGGTCAACTGGTCTACATTGTCGCTTAATGTTTCGAATGCGTCTGCCCATTCGTTTGCCGTGTTTATGGCAGATTGACGGATATCGGATGCCCGGTTGGCATCCGACTTTTCTGAATTGTTTGTTTTCATAGATTTAAATCTTTTAGATGTTTTTGAAAAAATGATATAATAAATTTGAAAAGGTGTCGTAAGCTGTCTCGCAAGGGATCGCCGCAGGTATCCGTCGTTCAGGCCGGTATCGCCGACGTGTCGCCATAGGTGACCCATCTTTGTAGGCCGGTACCCAAGGTGCCGGTATGATGGCGACCGCCACCCCCGTAACCCTGCCGCCGTAGGTGGCAAACGGGTTTCCCGTAGGGTGTGCTACCTACGGCAGCAACAATCAAGGGGATTCGCGGACAGTATACAGTGACCTGAGGTCACTGCCTACTAAGATTGGACACCTACGGCGTCCCTTCCGGGGTATCACCCTACAGAGGTTTGCCGACTTCGGCAGCGGTCCCGAGGTGATACCCTGGGTTATGCTTCCGGAAGGACAAGCGAGCTTTTTTTGTTCTATCTTACGAATTTCATGCAGGTATCGAGGCAATCGTAGCTGATATTGTTTTCGCTGTCGAGTTTTTGTATACGGCTTACGATATACTCACGCTGATCTTCGGTGATTGTATAGTCTTGTGACCGGGTGTTTTCTACTCCCATCAGGCCGGTATCTACTGATATTATTCCATCCTGGCTGGTGAAAATGCGGAGTTTATTGCTTTCTTCTTCAGTGAATCCTATCACGTTTTCGATACCTTTTTGCATGGTCAGGTCGGCCATGCTGCCTATCCTGACGAATAATCCATGCAGGATTATGACTCTGTCTTTGATTGATAATTCCATGTTTGACTTGTTCTATTTTATTATTAATCGTAGTGTGCATATATATAGCCGGTATTTTCATCCCACATAAGTGGCCGGGGTTTTAGCGTTTTTCCTTCTCTGGTAACCGTAGTTCCTATAGCTTTTGCCTGGGTTTTGTTTCCACTTAAATCATAATATTGAATGGTTTGGTGATTAGTTACTATATGATCCATACGGATATAGGTTTTATGATCCCATGTTTCATGCTGGAAAGCGTGGGAACCTAATTCTATTGTCCGGAACGTATCTCCTTGCCGATTATAGATTCGTTTACTCCCCTTGAAGAAAATGGATCTTCCGAATTCTTCATGATACTTAGTGTGTGTTTCTGCAGGGGTTGTTCCACGTTCGTTGTATAGGATGACATTTATTCCGAACTCTGTAAATCGTTTGGTTCTTTTGGAAAGGATGTGCAGAGAAGTGTCTACGGGGGTACTGAATTCTGTTCCGCCTGCTTCGGCTACTGCTTGGTATTGAATACTTCCGGGACCCATCATGATTTCTCCTCCTCCCCACTTGCCTTCTTGATCGTTGGTGCCCTGCCTGGTGGCATTCATGATGATGGCTGTGCCTCCCAGGTCAATCCTTTTCCGGAAATTGATGGTTTGTCCGGCGTCTATGTATTCTATATTGTCGGTGGCCGCCAGGTTGGGTCGGTCTAATTCTCCTCCTCTGTACCAATTGTTTTTGTAGGTCTTTTTGCCGATAATGAACTCTCCGAAGTTTCCTTTAAGGGCTTTTATTTCTCCTGCTTTACCATTTATCTGGAGATTGGGTACACCGTCTGTCGTGGAGGATGAGCGCAACCATTCATTGAGGAAGGTAAATCCGGCCAGGTTCGCGCTGTTTGACAGGAGAACGTTTGTGGCAATCGACTCATAGCTGCTGATCTGTTCGAAATAACCGTTACTGGTTGGTGTACTTCCTGCCCTGGCGCTTGCGTAACCTTCTTTAACCCTCCACCAGGTAGGGGTGTCGTATTGGGCTGCACGGTACATGATGTAATCGACAACCTTATTGTTTCTTACGTAGGTTTCGCCGTTCTTCCATTGCTTAATGGTGGGCAAAGCTCCCGGATCTCCCTGTTCTCCCGGGGCGCCGGGGGCGCCAGGTTCTCCTTTAACGGCTATGGGTGTCCAGTGATATACGTTCGTAGGTGCTATATTACTATGCTGGATAAGGCAGCGATAGGTGGAACCCTGATAAGAAACATCATCGCCGGGATAGTAGGTTTTGCCGGAGGCCCAGGCCTCACGGTACACACCTATTCCGATAGGTTCTTCTCCCGGTCGCTGGACCATGGCGCCTTTAAGGACGAGTTTGTTGCGGCTGTAGTTGTCGAAGTTGTATCCCAGGTAGTTGTTTGCGTCGCCTATTTTGAAGGCTCTGTTCTCCATGTCCCAGTATTGTTCGCCTTCAGGGCTGACAATTTTGTTTACGTTGATGCGGCCGGGGAGTATCTCCGTGAAGCCATAAAGGTGTACGAAACTGCGTTCGCCTTCGTATTCGCTCGATAGTGTTCCTGCCAGGAAATAGTAGTAACTGCCCACGCTTAGCTGAATAGGTTCGGGAGAGAGTTCGAATTCAGCTACGGTGGATGTGGATATTTTATAGCACTTGATATAGAGGTATAGCGGTTCTTTGTTGTAGAGTGCACCGGAGGTGAACCCGCCGTTCGGTAGTCTCCACACGGTTGCCGTGTCGGTGCTTCCTTCGGGGCCTAATTCTTTTTTGCCAATTGTATAATGCTTAATCGAAGTATCATTAGAGTAAGTTACCTCTAATTGCTTTGTACTTTTATTATAGTAGAAGTTGGCTCCTACCACACTATTCGTATTTGCCGTGCGGACGAAGTTAAATTGCAGGCTTTCGTCGCCGACGAGGACGGACATGGCTTGTACCCATATGGGGCGGATGCCTTCGGAAAAGCCGTCGACGGCTTTCTCGAGCATGGACAGGGTTTCCGTGGTGTCGCGCCAACGGCGCTTGGTGTATTGGATGGCGTCGCGGTGGTAGTCGTCGGCTTCTGCTTTGTTGCTGTCGATCTTGCCTATATCGGTGGAGACGAATCCGCCTACGGGCATGTTGGATAGTTCTATCTCCGGGCTCATGGGGTTGTTGATATAGTCTTTGACGCCGGTGATGCGTACGCGGATACCTTCGGGCTGAAACTGGGTATCGCTGAATTGGATGTAGCTGCCGGGTATGAGCTTGGCGCCGATATTGTTCCAGCGTGTTTTGGCCCAGATACCGTCTAATTCGCCGGTGAAGCTGAACTGTTCTTCTTCGTGTTCGTACATGTAGCGGGCTGCTTCGCGGAACATTTCCCAACTGCCGCCTGACTTATTTGCATTGTCGCAGATATATTCGGGAGGAAGCTGGATGTGGAACACGCCTAAACGGTCGCCTTTGGCGAATTTGATGTGATCGTTTGGTAGAGTCGTTCCATCAGTTTCAAGTTTCAGAAGCTGAAAAAGGCCCTGAGCATGGTTGTATCCGGTGATTGTCTCGTCGGTTTGTGCGAGTTCGAATTCCTGCCCTGTGAGCTGTCCGCTCTGGAATATGACGGTAACCTTCTCATTGGGTACGCGAGTGTTAGTGAAGTCGGGCTGTTGGCCCGGCTTCTCTATTTTGAATTCGTAGACATGGTTTGCCGTATCGAAGGTAACGACGCGGTCGATCACTCCTTCCCATCGGGGATAGATATGGGAGGCATCGAAGCTGTCTTCGTTCTTGTTGGCGGCAATGCGGTCGGTGCGTTCGATAAACATTCCGTAGGCATCCGTGCGGTAGGTGCGGTCTTCGTATTGAAGGGTGGCACTTTTGGGGAGCAGGAGTGTTTTGTTTCCGTAGGTATGTTCGTCGATATTGCGCTCTCCTCCTTGTACGTAGAGCAGGGTTACCGGGGGCTTGTCGCCTTGTGTCTGGCGGCCTATGCCGGTTTTGAAACCGTTTCCTTTGCCATACGACAGGGGCAACGGGGCATCTTTATTGCTCTCTACTTTGCGGAGATGGATGGTTTTGCCGGTGATCTCCCATTCAGTGTTGAATTCGCTTGCCAGGCGCCCCAATACGTCATAGCAGTATTCGTGACTGAAGGTGAGGGCTTTTTCAGACGACTCGATACACTCTCCTACCTGCCACCGGTCCTTTTCGGGCATTCCTTCGGGGTCGTACAGTCGAAGGTTCTCGACCAATAGTTCCAGAAACTGCTTGGGTGTGGCGGTCAGTGGGACTTTAGTTTGAAAGACTTGTCTCTTTTATTGCCTGGATTGGTGGTGATAAATTTATATTTATACCTTTTGAGTTGCTCTTCGTTGCTATCGAACATGATCGTATATTCGAAGTTTCGCGTGCCCCGTTTACTGAAGTTCTCCGGTTTGCAGAGGGTATATCGTCCGCCGGGTTCGAGGTCGATGTAGCTTCCTACGGGTATTTCTACGTGTTCGGCGAGTGAATAGTAGAGGGTAACGCTGTTCCCTTTCATAATGGATCGGTAGCGGTAGCTGTTGTCGTTGACTTCGATGTCGAGGAGTACCGTGCCGTGTATATCGTATATCTTCATAATTATGATGTATTAATGCTTGTTTATGTGTTGAATATCTGCATGTCGATGGCGGTTTCGCCGTCGGGAAGGGTGACGGTGTTGTCATCTTCTGTGGTAAGCAGGTATTCGGTTTCGGAAATACGGAAGGAGGTAAACTCCAGTGTGAGGTCGAACAAACAGATAAAGCGTCCTTCCATTTGCTCGATCTGGAAGTTGCCTGATCTCTTATAGTAGCAGGGGTATTCCTCGCCGGTATAGTCGCAATAGAGCTGACGTTCGCCGGGCTTGATCAGATCGTTGAAGAAAGCGGTGTAGCATTCCCAGAACTGTTCGGGACTTTGGGTTACAAAAATGCTCTTAAGCGTCACTTCCTTACTGTTGAACACTACCACCGTTGCGTCGTATACCTGACCGTCTGAGGTAACGAACGTGCGCGTGAGGTTCTGCTTGATGGAAGGAGCTTTCAGGATGTTGCTCAATCCTTTTTCGACCACAATACCGTAGTACGAGAAGGGAACGTCGTCGAGCCGATAGACCGATGTGCCTAATCCTGCTACTTCTTCCTCAACGGGAAGGTAATTGTCGGAGCGGCTTCCCTGTGGAAAGTCATCGGTAAACTGGATGGAAAATACCGTATGACGGTAGCTTTTGGTGTGTTCCGTATGCGATGTCATACGTAGCTTCCATTCTTTTCCAAGCGAAGAAATACTGAGTGTCCTGTATCCTGGCTGACTGATAAAGTTAAGAAAATCGCCAGGCTCTATGGCCTCATCTGCGGCAATAAACGGTATTGTCACTGTTTTGACTTCCAGAACCGGCCGGTCCAGGTCGACCTCTACGCCGTCTTCTTCGGGCCAATCATTCTTTTGGGGCTCTTTGAGCGCCGGGAAGGTTAATAGATCTTTGTACCCTCCTTTACGGATAGTTACGCCATACCGGTCATAAATATCCACACTGTCAATTAAAATTCGTCCTTTCATTTGATTAGTCTTACGCCTTTTAAGGCAATTGATTGTATATCGTTTCTCATGGTTCTCATGTCGGTTTCTATACCTTCAAGTTTTTTGCAATAACGTGTATTTTCTTCAATTGCCACCCATTGTAAGGCTGCATCGTTGAGTAATGAATGAATACTGCCCGGCCCTGTAGACAAATTCTCGTTGATATTGTTGGAAATCATTTGCAGTGCATAGAAACGTCCGTTGAGCTCACTGGCGGTTTCTTGTGACATAGCAGCCAGGCCCTTCTGGGCTTCAGCTTTTTCTTCTTCTTTCTTTTTTTCGAAAGTAATGCCGGTTGCTTCTTCCATCTGCGCTATTCGCTGTGCTCCTCCTTCTACTATCCGATTGTAATCAGCTTGTAGTTCTGCAATTTCTTCGGGAGTTAATTCACCGCCGCTTTCGGAATATGCGGCAAATTTCTCATACCATGTGTTTAACTCTTTCTCAAGATATTGCATTTTGATGGCCTGCACCATAGCTTTTTTCATCATGCTTTCGAAGTCTCCGGCAAAGTCTTCGGCTGATTTTTTGCCGTCGAGGAACCCCTGGGCAATGCTGTCAACGAGTTGATCCCTGGTTGTGCCTGTCCAGGCTTGTCGGATCTCTTCGTCGAGCTGTTCGATCATTTGGGTGACATTTTTGCCTTCTTCCTTGAGTTTTTGAAGTTGCTCAAATAGGCTTTTGGCATTACCTTCCAGGCGACCTTCGTAGTAGAGTTCCTCCATTTCCTCATAGCTCAGTCCGGCAAGGGAGGCTTCTTGTTTGGTTCTCTTGGCTTTGCGGAACAAGGTTCCATGCTTGTATTTATAGCCGGTGGTGTAATTTTCTTCCTGTAACTGTGCGAACAAGGAGTCTTCTTCGCTTTTGATCTGTGCGGATTGCTTGTTGAGTTCGGCGGATTTTCTGTTATAATAATCCAGTGAAGTCTCCCCTATTTGCTTTTCTATTCGTAGTCTTTCCCGCAAAACAGCGTTATAGGCCAGCTCTTCATTTACGAGGGATTTGAGGTATTGCTCTTGTTCTCTTCGGACGCTTTTATTGTACTTATGATTATTTCGTAGTGTCTTTATGATGTTATAGGTGCCGGTAATACTCTTATTCACTGCGGAAACAATGTCTCCTTTGAATACGGATAATACGCCTTCGCCTATCTGATTCATGCCATTAAGTACCCCCACAAATGTTTGAAAGGTTGATCCTGCGTCTTTATCTATCCAACCGATCATTTCGGCTATCTGCGTCAGATTTTCCAATGTCTTTTGAGCTGCTGATGCAAATTGTGTGGCCCAACCGGCGGCTCCTTGGCTGAAATCGACCGGTGGCTTCATAGGTACGCTGCTGTTGTAAGCAGGATCTTCCTTTGCATCCTTAACCGCTTTCTTGACCTTGTCTAGATCCATGCCGGCTTTAGAAGTGGGATCTATATCGTTTTCAGCTTCAAATTTGGCAATCCATTCCTCAGCTTGCCGGATAGCTTCGTGAAGGGTATCGAGGCTTACTTTCTTGATATCTTCGAACAGTATGCTATAAAAGCCCTCTTTCTTGGCTTCATCCATCAGGGAGCTTTCGAAGGTCTGCTTATGAACGTCAAGAATGCTCTGCAGGCGCTTCTTCTCTTCATCCGTTTGAGATTGGGTCAACGCGCTTTCGAGCAGCTCTCTTTCTTTTTTATAGGTTTCACTGAGTTTGGTGATCCGCGCGAAGTAATTCTGGTGTTTCTTGAACAGTTCGTTCAGTTTCTTCTCGGTATCTGTGAGGTTATCAGGTGTATAGGCTAATTTATTTAGCTCGGCACTTACCTTACCTGTGAGTGCCGACACTTTAGAAGATTGCTCAGCGAAGGCTTTTGCATATGCCTCCGGCGTAATTTCTTTGGCAAGAACTTTTTTATTCAATTCATCCAAAGCTCTTTCCGTACTTTTTATTTCCAGGATTGTGCCCCGCAGGTTTTGGGCAAATTCCTGCGATTTATCAGTGAGTATATTAAACGTATTGCTGCCGGTTTGCAATAATTGCGTCAAAGCCGTCTGGTAGTTTGTATCGCCACCACCGGACAAAGTTTCCTGAATTCTTTGCTTTTCTTTGCTGATATCGTCAGCCGAAAACGAGTTTATATTTGCAGGTTCCATAGTATTCCTTTATTTGATTTGTATATAACTATCCCATAAATTGCCGTCTGCTTTAGCTGACTGCAAAATAGACAGAGGCTCTTTCTATGGCTTTAGCCAAAGCTCTTTTGTTATTTGGCTAAAGCCCATGTGATACTTCATCTTGTTCAGTCAGTTAAAACGGACTGCTATTGAGTTAAAAAACTAACTGCAACTATTTCCCCAACACCTGATAAAGCTGTTCCTTCGAGGTGATCTTTATTTCGTGGTCCTGCCGGGAACCTGAAACATAGCGCGGAGCATCTGCCAGCATCATCACGAGCGTGGCGTGGGGCAATCCCAAAATATATTCAATCGTCCAGCCCGTATCGCGGGCGATCTGGTAGACTAATCCGAAAGGGCTATGGGAGCCTTCATACCGGCCCTTAACTCCCTTTTCATCCTGGCTCAGGCTGTCGTCGGCATCTTCGGCATCGTCATCCGCAGATTTGCGATCAATCTGATAGTATTGCAAAAATCATGTACTCCCGAAAGTGTGATCACTATAGAAATCAGATCGGCCATCTGGCGCGTATTCAGACTCCTTCTGAGGTACCATGCCAGTATCCGGTTACGAATTCCTGCCGGCGTACATGCGGAGGCTATGCCGTACGCAACGATACGGCTTACGGGGATCATGCAGGTAGACAACAGCCTGTGGGCTTCGTCCACGCTTCCTGCTTCGAGGTCGCCGCACTGCTTTTTCATCTTCATATACATACCTGATATGGTGTACAGCGTTTGGCTGCTCGGACGTTTTACGACCAATGAGACGGTCGGCTTCCCCAAGAGGCGGAGAAGGAAGGGGGCGGGCAGATCTACCCGCACGCCTTTATCCAACAAGGTCTCGACCGTTCTGATTTCGACTTCGGGATTTTCCATGATGTTTACCCTTCTGATTCTTTGATAATCATCGGTGATTCGCCTGCCACTTTCGGGGCCTGTACTTCGGCTGTCACCTCCAGTTTGGCTACTTCCTTCTGAGCCAGGTTCCAGTTCAGCTTGGCATAAATGTGCGCGTTAGGCACATCAATGGTAAGACCCATCACGGTTTCCAGGCTCAATGAGCGTTCGCAACTGAACGATGTCATCGGGCTTTTCCAGGCTTTGGTTGCTGATTCCACCTCGCCGCCGAAATATTCTTTGAGTTTCTCAGGCGCCAGGTCGGTGAGGGTGAACTTAATAGTCGTGCCGGCAGCCTCATACACCGTAAGAAACGGATAGCGGTCGTTCTCAGCGAAATGCTTGGTCACTGTCCCATCCTCGTCGATGATACTTGCTGTTTCCTTATACACTTTACCTACACTAACCAGGGAAGTACTCATACCTCCGTTAGCGGCCTGAGGGCCGATCTTCAGGTCTTTAAGACCTACTCCATACTTTGCCATTTGATCTAAGTTTAATGATTAAATAAATAAGTAGTGAAACAATGAACCCCGCTGCCATCCCATACATGAACCATGTAAAGGGAGAGCGGACGGGGTTAGATTCTTTTTCCAGTGTGAATGTCGAATACCGGCTGTTCGACAGTTCGCTTTCATAGTACATCACCAGCCGTTGGAGGCTGTCGCACGAGGCCGTTACCAGGATGGTATCGCCCCGGTGGGTCACAGTGGCAGAGGCCAAGCCGGATCGGTCGCTATACACTGCGCCCAGGGGCAAACCCATTAGGTCATTCGTCGGTATCCGCAGCGCAACATGGCTCATCGGGACAGTCACGGGGACGGCGACTACTTTTTGGACGATTCGTATACTGTCTGAAATCGTCGTCTGCTGCATGTCCTTTGAGCTTTTGCAACTCTGTGCGGATAGGGCAAGTATTATAATAAGGGCAGGCATGAGCCCGCAACACGATCCGCTCAAAGGTATTGACCGCCTGGCGGAGCCGTTTAATTTCTTCGTTCTGTTGTAAAAGCGCTTCATTATTACTTTCTGCTATTTTGTGCCAAACCTGGCGAGTATCTGAGATAGCTTGTGCCTTCTTTAGTTTGCGGTATTGCAGAAACAATACGATGTTCCACATCCCAAAGCCGGTGACAAACAGTGATTGCAGTATTTCAAACAAGGTTTCCATGCCTTAGTCTTCCTTAGTGAAGTATAGCTCAGCCTCTTCCCTGCGCCTGCGGACCAGCCCCGGAAGCGTCGAACCTCCGCCTTTGGTCCATCGCGCGAACTCCCCGCGGATGTTCAGGTTATCCGGATTGGCCTTTACGCACCGGAGCAACGTGGAACGGCGGAAAGCAGCTTCGCCTACATTGTATACGAATGAAACCAGTGCATCAAACTGATTTTGGTTTACATCCGGACACTCACGGCTCACCACCTTTTCCGCCCATTCCAGGTCTTCGCGCAGCAAACGCTCCGCCCGACCTTCCGTAATTACGTCACTCTCTTTCACTCCTTTAGTATGCCCGTACCCGATGGTCCAAACACCCCCCGGGCAACGGTATGCCTCCAACCGGAGACCTTCGTGCTGTTTGATCAGCTTTATTCCTTTATTGCTTGTTTTCATACTTGATTTTTTTTTCACCACAGATTCACAGATTACACAGACATTATTTTATTTTTAAAATAGATTCTTACCGGTCTCAAAAAAAGAACGCTGTGTAATCTGTGAATCTGTGGTTATAATACAAAGAAAAAGAGGAAAGTGATTGAATCAAAGAAACTTTGCATGCCTTGCTCAAAAGTATGCAAAGCTTGCAGAAAGTCTTTTTTAGTATGCTGAAACCCACGTTATTTGTGTATGAAAAGAATACTAAACTTGTAAAAATTTAAATTGGTTATGGTACATGATTTAACGAAAAAGGCTCCCCTCGAACACATCTACAACCGGGTCGCCACCCAACTCTTAGGAATGAAAGACGTAAACAACCAGCCGGTCTTCCGGCACGTGGGCATGTGGACCCGCCAACCTGACGACGCAGCCCAGCCGGCAGAATTTCCTTTACCGGCAGCACTTATTGAACTATCAAGCGTAGAATGGGATATAATAGGCGAGGAAGAAGAAACAGCTCTGATCATACTTACGCTGCATGTTTGCGGCACACAACAAGACGGTAACGACTTCTCTGTATACCGTCTACTACATGCCGCAGGCAAAGAAGTCAGGACAATGGAAGATATCTGCATCGGAGAACCGGTCAAAATATCCACGCTGGTAAACAAAACCCAGGATACATACCTGAGCGTGGGCGAAACGTATAACCTGTATATCGCCAGTCAATTATTAGAAGAGGGATAACTGATCTTTTTCCCTGGCCTCGCTTTTACGGAGCTGGGCCTTGGCATTGGTACTCAGATATGAATTATACGTCCGCATAGAGATGTAGAAACGAGGCCGTACCACGTTCTCGTATACCCACTGCTGCGACACACCCTTGCGTGTATACTCAAGGGTAATCTGTTGTATTTCCAGAATTTTTTCCAGTAGATTCTGTCTCGAATAAGCCATCTTTCTCTACTTTAATAAGGTTACTACTAAAAAATGATATAATGCTGATACAAATTTAACGCTGTAAGTAACACAAAATACAGAAAATACAATCTTTCTGTATCAAAATATATGTTAACCGACTGCACAAAAAATATGTATCCGAACTTTGTATCGGTACCACGATACAAAGAGTAATAACCCGGCAAAGGACGGAAAGGAACCCACCCAACCTTTGCCATCATAAACAAAAAACAGAAGTATGGCACTTAAATTTAGATTAATCAATCGTAACAACCTGGGAAAAGACAAAGGAGAAACACCTCGTAAATACTACGCCCAGGCAGTAAACAACGGGTATGTATTGTTTGACGAGCTCTGTACAGACATCTCTGAATACAGCACATTGACAAGCGCCGATGTAAAAGCCGTTCTGGATAGGATGAACTACCTGTTGGACAAAAACCTGCGGGCCGGACGAATCGTACAGTTCGGAGAAATAGGCAATTTCCGCCTCTCCTTAGGATCAAGCGGCTCGGAAGACGAAGAAGACTTCGCGACAAATCAGATCCGTCGCCCCAAAATTATTTTCACTCCCGGCAACCGCTTACGGCTGACACGTGATGTAACAACTTTCGAGAAGGATGTTCCTAAAGTCATCGAAAAAGAATGTGACAAGACACACATCGACTGAAACTGGAGTTCGAAAGCCGCTTTTAAAGAGCCTTTGAACTATTAAAAAAAAGGACGTGACCTTTTTCCAAAAAGGACGCGTCCTATTTTCAAAAAGGTCACGTCCTTTTCCAAAAAAGATCGGGATCTTTTTTTTAACACTTCATAAGAACCTGTAAACACATGAAAACCTTTACAATAAGAGCCTACGGACTAAAAGAACTCGCCTCGCTGTATTTCCCCTGTAACACACCCCGCAGCGCCGCCGCCCAACTCAAGAAATGGATGAAAAACCCCCGGCTGATGCAAAAACTCCTTGCCGCCGACTATCAAAACGGCCAAAAACTCCTCACCCCCCGCCAAGTACAAATCATCGTAGAACACCTGGGAGAACCGTAAGAAGAAGCTGCCGGCGGCAGCAAACCAATGTACGAAACAGTGACGAATCGCTGCCGGAGGCAGCACATATTTGTAGACCGGTGCCTAAGGCGCCGGTGTCACAACGACAAACCCAACACATGACTGCTGCCGTAGGTAGCAAACCATACCCGGCAACCATTTGCTACCTACGGCAGCAATGTAACGGGCTTTGCGGCATCCCATACCGTAGCCTCAGGCTACGGCCTACAAATGTGCGCCATCTCTGATGGCAAATATCCCCTATAACCTAATGGATGTTATAAGAAATAAATATCTTGTTTTTTTGACATATATCAAGACTGAAATTCAAGTTTATTATTACATTTGCAACCAGGCATATTACTTTTTGGGTTGTATGTCGGACGCTTTTAGCTTTAACTGTATATAATTTAAAATAATTCTATATGAAAAAATGCTTCCTGGCATGCCTATTACTTCTAACCGGCATGTATATTTGGGCACAAGCGCCCCAGGCTTTTAACTACCAGGCTATCGCCCGCGACGCAGAGGGCAACCTATTGATCGAGAAAAAAGTGGCCGTCAAAATCACATTACTACGCGGCAGCGCCACAGGAACAACCGTCTACGCGGAAAGCTTCGAAGTGACAACCGGCAAAACCGGCGTACTGAATCTGCAAATAGGAACAGGAAAAGCACTGACAGGAAAGTTTGCAAACGTAGATTGGAGCCTGTCTCCTTACTTCATCCGTTTCAGCATGGACCCGGCAGGCGGCACCGCTTATAAAGATGTAGCCACCACCCAGATGCTATCTGTCCCCTACGCCCTGTATGCCGAACGTGCCAGGACTGTAGAATCCGCACAGCAGGTGGTGAATAAGGATTTTATGGTTGTCGGCGATAATTACAACCATGTTTATGTAGGAGCTAATCCTCAAATCAGACATGGTGGAGATCTTAGTGCTACAATTATTTACTTAGATAACGAAGACCAGCAGGTAAAATTTGATATAACCGGATTGCCTGCGGGAATTACTGTCACTGACCGTAGTACTCCTTCTACTAAGTATGGCAGGCATATCGAGATGGAGTTTGGAAATGTACCAGCAGAAGACAAGGCGTCAAACTGTAAAATTATACTAAAGAATAAACAGGGTGTAACAAAAGAATTCCCTTTCATTCTTAAAACCGTGGCTAATCCGAATACACCTTCCGATGAGGAATTCACAACCATGAAAAAGAATTTCTTAACTCCTTTAGAAGCTTTACGCCAGATGGATGCCGATTTTGATAAAGCATTTATGGGAAAATCCTCTGATGAAGCAACAAAAGAATTCAAAGAGAAATCATATACTTCCCAATCCAGTATTATTTATGATTATTGGAGTAAGGCTTATGAAGCAATAAGCTCAGCAAATTTGGTGATCACTATCCTGCAATCCCGCCAATCGTTGACGACTTTTCAACAGAATATACTGGCACAAGCGCTGGTAGCCCGCGCCAATTGTTACCTATTACTTACCTTGTGGTTCGACCGCGTACCCTATGTAACAACTATAGGCCTGGAAGCCATATCATCACCTCAACTCGCTCGTTCAGCTATTCTTAATTCAGTTGTCTCTGATATCGTGAATTCATTGGCTCTTTTAAATGATGATAGTAACCAAAATATTAGCAAAGCAGATGCAGATGCTATCCTTGCTGATGCCTATATGCTTAAAGGGGAATGGGGAGAACTTCCGATAGGGACTAAAAGTTCATCAGAAGCTCTGTCGGCATTTTATATGAAAGTTGCTGAAAAAATGTTTGCATCCATAGGAGAACCGGAGAAGAAATCCTTGATGGATGAATATATGGCTGATTATTATGACGGCACTTATAAGGGAAATCTGATGCTAAATGTGTTGGGCTTATCTGTTACTTATTTAGATTTGGATGAATCAAACAAACATAGAGCCATACTTCCTATCCCTCAAAGAGAAATAGACTTAGGTAGCAATGTAACCCAGAACCCAGGATATAATACGAAGTAATGAAAAGAATATTATTACCTTTCGTACTCTTAGCCCTGACGGTTCACGGACAAGCTCAAAGCCTGACTGACGGAACATTCTCGGCTTTTAGCATAGACTCTGTGGCTCTTTCGGGCACAGGAGGCGAAGCAGGCGTGTATCCGGTGGTGGTAAACAATGGATTGGCTGCCGGATTTATGGAGATCGTTTTGCTGAGCCAGGCCGGCGACGATATACCTTCTGCCGAAGTGGTCGACATTACTTCGACAACCGCTACCGTGCGCTGGGAAAAAATAGACGGTGCTACCGGCTATACGCTCAACCTCTACAGTACGGAAGATTCGAAACTGATTGCTACTTACTCCTTAGATAAAGAGGGAAAGCTGAAAGCCGCTCAGGATATTATAGACTTCAACCTGACGGATCTGTCCGCCGATACTGAATACTTTGCCGAAGTAATCGCTTACAACGGCAACCTGAAGATCGCTTCACAGTCCCTAATCCTCAAAACTTCCGGCACATCAGTCGGTAATGAAGATATCGACGGCACGGTAATCTATACCCGTGACCGCTACCTGTGTATCGAGACACCGTCGGCCTACCGGCTGACGGTGTTCAATACAAGCGGCATGATTGTGGTCAATCAGAAGATAGTTTCTGATTACTCGCAAACACTCCCTGCCGGTATTTATATAGTAGTCCTCCAGGATTCCGACAACCGGAAGGTATATAAGGTATTGATCAAGTAGAGATCTACCGGTTATGTGATGCACTTTCTCCCCTCTCGAGAGGGGGCAGGGGGTGTGTCATAGAGGCGCAGGGGAAAGCCATCCACGGCGGCAGGGCTGCAGGAAATGGGTGCAGCTTTGTTTGGGATTTGTGCATCTAATAGGTCGTGTGGGGAGGTGATTTGTTGGGTTTGCAGTGAACCTATGGCAGCGTTAGATTGTTTTACCATCAGAAGGATCCGTATAGTGATACGGATTGTGGGCGAAAACAGGTAAAAGTTATATTAAAATTACTTAATAAACGGTTCAATTTCGTTAATCAAAGAAAAAAGTTTTTTATATTCGCGCGGATGCATTATAACAAACTTATTTTTCAATGATTGAATGGATTAAGGGATTTTGGGAGAAGCTTAAAGTCTTCTTATTTAAGCCGGGGCTGGCTTTTCTCTGGTTGCTTTTTTTACTTTTTTTTGCTCACCCTGATGTATTTGTTTATTGGTTTACCAAAACCGGTAAACCTTTTGACGAGTTATTAGTCGAAGTAAGCCAGAAAGATGTAACTTCTTTTATAAATTGCGGATTACTCTTCATGCTTTTTATAGACTATTTTATAATACAAGCGTTGAAGGGTATGTTTGCATATAGTTCGAACAGTCGTATATTTATGCGGCTTACTATTTCTGCATTTATAGGATTTGCCGTCGTTTATGGAATGCAGGTTGCTTCAAAAAATTATCAGGATTTAGCCGAATGGTTAAAGATTTATTATATCTTTGGTCTTTTCGTTTTAATCTTGTTTTACCAGAAAATGGAAATCATCAGTTGCGATTATGAGGTAAAAGATGATATCAAGGCAAGTAAAGTTGCTTAAAAATTAAAAAGGAGGAATTATGGAAAATTTATTGATCCCGATGCTTTTTTTCTTATTGTTTCCGGCGATTCTCTATCTTTTCTACCGTGTATATATGAAATCTCTGAAGCCCATCGAGTATGTAATGGCAGGAGACGTCATGGATTGTCATGAAAATGCTCTGAAAACTTCGACTATAAACCGGACAATCCTGGACAGATATTACCATAAGGGGAAGAGATTTAACCCGGATGATTATATCATGAAACGGGTCGGGGGCTTGTGTATGGTACCAAGGGGGATTAATCCTGAGGATATAGTGTTTATTCATAAATTTGAAGGGGATGAAGCCCTGCAGGTAAAGAAAGGGGATATTTTGCTGATCAGATATCGTAAAGGTGACGAAAGCGGATATAAGTTAAGAGAGTTCTATTGCTATAATGGCAAAGGAAATGCTACGACTTTGCGTTATTTGGATAATGGAAAACCCAATTTTTCCGTGACCGGTCACGCCGTTGAAGACTTTATCGGCGTAGTAAAGATGCGGTTACCGGTGTAATATATCTGATTATTTATATAATATGAAAGGCTTCCTCGCTCGAATAGTGAGGAAGCCTTTTTCATTAAACCGACTTATTCTTTAACTTACAATCGTCTTTTTACAGCCGATTGAATGAGGGCTCCAGTTTGCGCCATACGCCCATTTGGTCGCGACGGTAGAAATAGTGGTTAATGGCGGTGCCTTCTACTATGTTGCTTTCTTTGAAGAGGTTCATGATGGCGGTGTACTCGGGGTCGGAGAAGCGGGCTTCGAGGTCGTAGAGTTTGGAGACTGATTTGTAGTCGAGGTCTCCGTACTTGTTGCGTTCGAGCAGCTTCATGGCAAGCTGATACATGGGGTTTTCGGTGCCGTCTTGCTGCTCTCCGATCCATTTGCGCAGGAACTCGATGAGGCGGTAGGCGGCGATGTCGGCGCGTTCGTCGAAGCGTTTTACTTTGTTGCTTTTGACTTCCCATTTGAAGTCTTCGTCGCGCAGGGTGAAACTGAGTTGTTCTTCGCTGCGAAGGTGACCGTATTCGGCCATGATATGGCGGAAGGCTTCGGACTCGTTGTTGACGAGATCGGAGAAGAATTTTACGTCTTTACAGATGTTCTGTACCTGAGTCTGGATGTTTTGCATGAGTTCTGATCGAAGGGATTCGTAGGCTTCGCGGCGCGCGAGTGCTTGGATGCGTTCTTCTTCTCGTTTCTGTGCGAGGAGTTCGGCTAATTCTTTACTTGTTAATTGATTTACGTTTTCCATAATTGTTCTTTATTTATTTTATAAAACATTGTTCTCTTCGGATGAGATTCTCTCCCACTGTCAACTTTCAACTGTCAACTTTCAACTAATTAATAGTCGATTGTTTGTTCGAGTGTGATGATTACTATTTTGATATCGACTTCATTGAGTCGGCGTGCGAGTGCGCTGTCCGAGGGGAATCGGCTGAGAAGTTCGAGTAGTTCTTCCCGTTCGGTTTCGAGCTGCCGGAGGCGGTTTCTGAGCTTCCGGTTCATGTATCTTCTTACTATTATTACTTGCATTGGTAAAGGGTTTAACGGTTTTGTAGGTAAAACATACTTCGGAATAGTTCTTCATTGAGGGGGATGCCACGGATATCGGCTTCGCGTATGGCGGGTTCGAGGTAGTCGGCCAATTCGCCGTAGTTGTCGGCATAGCGGCAGAGTAGCGTGCGAAGTCCTTTGTCGTAGCGGCGTCCTTCGAAGAAGCGCGAGAAGGTTCGGTCGATCGGTCGGATATGCCTGATGCCGGCTTTGAAGCGTCGGAGGAATTGGGGTATGCCTTCTTTGCGGCGGCTTCGTTCTAATTTGTTGAGTATATCCGATGTTCCGATCAAGACGATGGAGCATTTGTTCTTGAGGTAGTCGTAAATTGTTTTGATACTTAAGAGTCCGGTGACGGAGAGGTATTCGGCTTCGTCGAATATGATGACGGGCTGCATGCGGCGTTCGTACATCCGCTGTAGCTCCCGGCTTATACTGTCTATTTTATAGGAGCAACTGCCTTCGTGATTGCTTCCGGTGGCGCGTTGGAGTTTGCGCACCAGATCGGAGATGGTGTCGTTCTTGTTGCAGGTGATGATAAACGTGCCTGTGGGGTAAACGTTGGCAAATCGTTCGATGGTGTAGCTCTTGCCTGAGCCGGTTTCGCCGATAAGTATGCGGGTTCCGGCACTTTCTTTTGCTTCGGTGAGCTCTTTGAGTATGTCGATAAACTGCTCTGTATGGACGAGTGGCCAATACTCTTTGGGTTGCCGGGTGACGTGCTTTTCTTTTTTCATGTCTGTCGTTATTTAAATTTGTTTAAGTCTCCTATTTTCTTTAATGCGTATTCTTCGTAGGATTGCTCTTGTTCTTTTTTCAGAGAAGAGGCTCCTTTTTTTTGTACGGCGCGTGTCTTTTTTTGCATCAGGTCGCGCTCTTTTTCTTCTGCTTCTGCGGCAAGGTCTTCTTCTGACTTGATGAGCCGGCCGGGTTGCAGGTAGTTTTTGTGTTGCCCCATGCTGTCTGTCAGCGGGGTATAGGCTTGCTTGGTGTCGATTTGCCCTATGTCGTCGAGCAGTTTCTTTACGTTTTCTTCGTCAGTGGCTACGGTGTTGATTACGTAGGGCTCCAACACTTTTTTATTGTATTCGTCTATCTTTCGCAGTGCTTCGAAGTCGCCTTTGCCACGGTCACGAAGGGCCATGGGCTGGCGGTGTACTTCTTCGAGCAGGAAGCGCCGTTTTTCTGTATGGTCGGTTACGAGGATTGTGCCAAGATCGTTGTCATCATATATGACTGTCCAGCTGCAAAGCGGGTCTTTCCGGAAGTCGATATCGTAGGTATCGTATGAACGTTGTATACCAAGGATGGTAGGTTCGAAGCATCCTGCCTTGAGGCGCCGGGTGCGTTCGTTGCGGACTCCGAATTTATAGAGGTATTCTTCGCGCGTCATGTCGAGGCGGTCTTCTTCGGGCATTCGTTTCCATGCTTCTCGGAAGATGCCTTGTTTGAGGCGGCGCTCCTGGTTGATGATATAGTTTATCTGGCTGATTACGCCGTCGCGGTCGGGAAAACGTCGTTTGTTGGCGTTGAGCATATCGATGTTGGGCTGGCTCCTTTTATTGGAAGTGATGCCGAAACCGCTCCAGTTCTGGTTGCCGAACATTCCCTGGCAATACTTGCGGTTGAGACGGAGGAAATATCTTTCGATGGGTTTTGCCTTAGCGTTTTTTACTCGCGCCGGGGTAAAGTATTCGGCCAGGTCGCTGTAAAACGATGTCATGCGTTTGATGCCGTAGTGATCACTTTGTATCTGGTATGGACGATAATAGTCTCCAAAGAGTGAATGGCAATGGTCGATCGCGTTTTTTACTGCCATCTGTATGAGCTGGGTGCTTTCATTGTCTGCGATAGCGAAGCCGACGGGGTAATCGCATGATGCGTCGAGTACTACGACTACGGTTAGGCGGTTGTTGTAGGTGGTGACGGTGCGTCCGTGTTTGTCGGTGGCGCTTTTCTGATAGTATAATTCGGCTGTCCATCCGTCGATGCTCCAGAATGAGAGGGCTTCTGTGGGGCGTTTGCGGCGGACTTGCATGGATACGCGGTTGCGGAAGGCTTCGGATCCGTGGCGTCCGGCTTCTATTACGAGGTGGTATTCGCGCATATAGTTGGATACTGTGCGTACGCATATGGTATCCCAGCCTTTGGCATTGGCAATGGTGTTATACAGATTGGTTATTTCCTGAGCTCCATAGTTGGCACCCCTCGACATAAGGCTGCGGAGGAGTGACACTTGTTCTTCGGTATATACCTTGGATGCGTTTTTATTGGCCTGGCCGCGTTTGTCGATACAGCACTCGGGGCCGACGGAGAGGTATTCACGTACTTTCTCACGGAGTTTACTGTATGCGGTGGGTAGTGCCAGTCCTTGTTGCTCGATAACGAAGATAACGTCTGTATAGAAGTCGGTCATTTTATCGTACCCCAGCTTCTTTTTGTCTTTTTTTCGTTTCATTCGCGCCAGCATGGAGAGCCATTTACAGGCTTCGCGTGCTTTGTCGAGCGAGTCTGCCGGTATTTTTTCTCCTGTAGGGTATGTGGCGGTTTCCAGGCTCTTCTCATCCGCTGGAATGAGGTATGCGTGGGGTGCGAGCTTATCGAGGATGTCTTTCAGTCGTCCGTTCTGTTCGTACCATTTGTCTACTGTATTGCCTCCCAGCAGTACTGCCTGGATGGTTGCGCGGTACATCGGCTTTAGCCCGTCGAAGTGTATATAGATATATTTGCCTTCCTTGTGGTGAGGCCAGCAGTTTACTTCTCCTTTCCTATGACCGGTCAGTACCCGCTTGAGGTAACCTTCGGACACTCCGCATTTGACCATGTCGGGCACGGTGACACAGAAGGTCCGGTTTCCTGGTCGGGATACGGTTGAATAGCAAGGTGAACTGAATGGTATGTCTCTGAATTCCGGCATCATTTTTTCGTTAATTATTCATAGATGAGGTAATGAGTTGGCGTAGCATGTTTGGTTATTTACCAAACAATTTGTCGAACCACCTTTCGATTGTCCGTAGGCCTCTATTCATTTCTCGTCTACTGGTAGTGGCTGCCATGACACACCATGCGGCTACGACTAATAATATAATGTATGTAAAGAAGGGGGTTGAGTTTCCTTCGTTCCAATTCCATTCGATGGTTTGAAGGGCCGCTAATGCCAATATTAGCATAAGTGGGCCGGTGAGTAAGATGATTATCGACTTCATTTATTATATGGTTATAAAGATTTACTGTGATTGCTAATAACTTCGTTTACGGCTGATAGCGTCTGTTGGTATCCTTCCCAGTATCGTAATACGGTGATTGAAAATAGCTTGTTTGGCTTTCGATTGCCTTTAAACATACGTCGGATGTAGTCTTTGGAATAATGGTTTTTCAGTATCCCACGAATGGCCGACTTGTCCTCATCTGATAATTTCTTGATAATTTCTTGTAAATCCAT